AATAACTTTATTCTGTACAGGGTTAGTACTAGTTGTACTAAGAGCTGTATCAATAGTAATAGTAGGAATATTTTCTATTTTACTATAAATATCATCAAATTTTGCCGCATGTTCATTTATTCTTGTAGTAATAACCTTGTTCTGTACGGGGTTAGTACTATAAATATCAAACATTGCGTCTACTAACATTGTACCTTTCGGTAACCATTCAGTCCATGCACTCCCATTCCAATAATAATGTAGTCCTGTTTCATTTACACGAACAACCATACCTTTGGTTTTTCTCTCCGTAGGTATTGCGTCCCGTTTAGCTATCGTTTCTACGCTCCTAAATCCTCCTTTGCCATACTCCGCATCATGTGTTGCGTATTTATCAGCATCGGTGAATGGAACTACTATCGCAGCGACCTGCGTTCCTTTTAATTCTGCCATTTTTTTAATTCATTTAAATTCAACTTCTAAAATTCCAGTTTGAATGTTATTTAGACGCATTACTTTGTATGTTTCAGTTACATTTTTACCATTTGTTATTTCCATATCATAGACAATAACATCGGTATTCTTGAAACCGTTTATCCAAAAACTAACGCCTTCTCCATAAATATCAAACGGTATAATGTAATAAATATATTTCCCACCTGTACAGTCAAAAGTCGTTTTCCCCATAGTACGACTAGCCCATCCGTTATTCATTAACATCACATCACCATTGGTCAATTCAGTTACAGAAGATGCGCCCCAATACTTTTTCAAAGAAAAAATATAGTTTGCTGTTTTTTCAATAGATTGGCTTCCGTAAGTACAAATCACTTTATAATTTTTATCTGTAGTAATTGTAGTAGGAGACGAATATTTGGATTTCTCCTCATTAACTCCTTCCGTGCTCCCATTTACAGTTGCAGTTGTTGGTACAACTTCTTCATCTTTATATAAAATAGACCAAAAAATATACGGAGTAACAACTGATCCCTTTTCAAAAGTTCCTCCGCCAACAAAAGTATCGAACGAAATTTTAAACACCTCGTCCATTAATTCATTTATATTCATAGTTACAACTTTATTTTGAACTGCATTTGTTGAATTTAAATCCAAGTGGTCGTCTATTGTTATGCTACCACCGCCACCTGTCGGTATGTTAACCGTAATTGGTGCAGAGCCATCATATATGGCTTGTATTGCACCTGTAAAAGTAAGAGCATTAGGATTAGGAAGTTTTGTCGGTGTGTCGGGAACTTTAATCCACTCTTTGTTTTTACGACCATATAAGATGTCATTGCTTGGAGCATCAGTTATGCCTTCTGTCATACTCTTTCTTTCCTGCGTCCATTCCGTAGAACCAACTTTTTTTACAAGTACGACATCTTCTGTAGCAATTTCATCTACAATAGGATTGACATTATATAAACTACCAAGAGTTTGAGGAGTTTCTACAGCTTTGATAATCCCGGAATCTTCCTGTATGAAATCTCCGTTACCCTCTTGAATATTATCTATGCCACCTTCACGCAGGAAATCGGTAGCTCCTTCCTCGCTATTCCCAGTAACATAAATCCCGTCTTTAAATATTATATGTCCGTTAGCTGAATCATCAACATCTTTTCTAATAAAGTATTTCAGTCCCATCTTTAAAAAGTCGATAGAACCGATAGACGACATAATATTCTGTTTTACAGCATCAATAGATTTTTGGACATTACCTTTACGTATCGTTATGGTATCGGATAATTCTACCGTAATTTCAGGAAGAGGGTCTGTCTCATTTACCTTATAAGTGTATTGACTGATGTACAATTCATGCAGCTTGTTGTTATACTCTATCTGCAATCGTGCATTAGCATCAATCTGTGACAGCATTTCAGGATATTCAGCAAAGAATATACGCTTAAAGTTAATAGAGAAGTTGAATTTTTCACTATTATTGGCAGCCATATACTTAATGATAGCTTCTTTAAGCTCATTCTCTGCATTAAGGATATATTGTTTAGGCAAATCAATATGTAACAGAACAAACGAATCTCCTGATTTAGGCTTATAGTTGCGGTTGTTAGATGGCATTACAACTCCGAATGTATCATCATCTTTGCTTACCCTAATCCATACCTCATTTGTGGTTGTATCTTGTTGTTGAGGCTGAATATTTGCCTCATTCCATTTATCATCCTCACTACCTGTTACAATATTGCCACTAGAATCCACTTGTACAGGATTCTTGAATATTGTGATATTATTGTCTTTATCTTCTACTTCTAATACGGATATGACAAAATTACAAGCAGCACAATTACCACTCGTCATTGAGATGGTCATATCACTACCTACGATAGCTTGGTCAAAGAGATTAAAGCCATAATCCCCATCAAATTTTCTTAGCTTTATGTAGAAATATTTATGTTCGTATTCATTTGTGTTAGGGTCTATTTCATCGTTATCATCATCATCAAAAGCTACATCTAATATTTCTCCTATTTTATATCCTGCTGCATTTTCAATACCTTTAATAGTTGGCTTGATATAGTCAAAGGAAACAATCATTTCCTTAGGATTACCTTCCGTATAAGGGTTCTCGAAGTCGTAGTAGCTTCCTGTATCAGGATTTATATAGGTTTGGTTTTTTGCGTCATAGAATCGTTCTGCACCAAACGTATCTCTGTATATAGATGGCAATAGATTAGGAGAAGTAATCATATAATCCTTCTCAATCTTAATTTGCTTGAATTTATCTCCTACAGTTGGTTGTTTAGTGATAGATATACCTATTCTGTCCAATGGTATAACTTCTCCTCTATGATTCCAATTTTTGCCAAAATATCTCCAATGAGTATCATAAAAAATAAAATATACATTTGTGTAATCAATGTATTCTTTTCTTCTATAATGGAATTGGAAAGTCAATAGATATTCTTTAACTTCAAGTTCGCCTAAATCTAATTCGTATGTTCCTCTGTATGAAAAAGGAATAGAACTACCGCCTTTTTCATTAAAGGTAATAATAACATCGGTTGGTCGCCAAGTATAAGGTTTTTCTGCATCAGGATTCTTATGTTCTCTAGTCTGTAAACAGCTATAAGAAAACCAATATTTACCAGCCTTTTTTACGCTTAGGGATAAATACATATATCCATCCCAATAACGCTCACCTGCGCTATCTGTTTTTGTAACAGAAAGATATACTCTATTTTTTTCAGTATATGGATTAATGTAGCCTTGATCCATGAAAAGACCAAAGCTAAAAGCATTGTAAGCTAAAGCTGCTGCATCAGTATAATCGACTTCGTTATATGAAATTTCTTCATTGATAGAAACGTTCTTTTTGAACTTATCTTCATTAACAATGGTAATATCAGCTTGCTTAATAGAAACGTTATTTGGGTCAGCTTCTACCCCAACTTCCGTTTTTCTTGTATCATTTGGATAGTAATAAGGAATATTTTCAGTACTACCGATACCTGTACAACGATTAACTATTTTATAGTTGGCGTTTGTTTTGGTTATTGTCAGTAGTTCCCTATCGTAGCCGTATTTAAATGTATGAGTAATAGCATTATTAGTAAATCCGATATGGATTACCTTACCGACAAAATAATAAGGCAGTTCATAAACATTAAATACTTCTTGTAGAACTTCACTAAAATACTTGTCCTCAAACGACATTAGTTTAGCTTCGGAGGATATACCTTCGTCAATTACAACAGAATAACCTACTCCACTGTATTGTAAAGAGTAATTCAATCTTGTTGCAAACTCTGCAATGTCTCCAAAGAAGGTGAACTTTGTACTATTGCTGACAAATTGGTCAACATCACCTGCATCAGGAGATATTACATCAAAGAAATAAGTATTATCCAGTTTAGTTCTATCGGATTTAAATACAAGCTCATGTTTATATCTTAAATCTGTATTTGACTTAGATGAAGTAGGTGTATCTAAAATCCAATATCTTTCTCCCCTAAATTCCACAAATTCCCTCTGTGTCCATTCATCATCCAAGCACTTAGGATACATGAGACTGCTACTTATATTTACGCTACCCATTCTTCCCTCGGTGAATGTATAACTACTAAGGGCAGCTTGCGTTCCATCTTTAGGGAAAGATATAACGCCTAATTCCTCATCATCAGTATATATAAGTAACTTTTCTACCATTTTATTTGCTTCTTTGAAAATAATAGCTATATTTGCAATATGTTTAAAACGCTTTTGAATTTTTAGGTCGGTATTCTCCCCACTGTGTTCTCGACATTGCACAGTGGGGTTCTTTATTCTTTATTATTTTATTTCATGGATTGGTGTAATGCTTCTACCCTTTTAGTTATTAGCTCTTCGGCTCGGTCTACGAAATCAGATACGGGACACATTGCATCTTTTGGCAAATGGGAACATTTAACCCATTGTTGAATAGCTTTCTGTAATACAGAATTGGTTATTTCTATTTCACCTAATCTTCGTTCCAATTTTTGCCTTTCTTGCGCAGCTTCTAATTTGTCCTCCTCTTTTTCTTTTCTCAACACTTCAATAACTTCCCTCAAATTCTTTATCTCAAATGATATTTTTTCGGGTCGTGCTTTATACCAACCATAAAGCCCACTTCCACCGATAAGCATTCCCACTAATGTTATGATATTCTGCCAATCCATTGTTTTAAGTCTTTGTTAATATTTACACAAAGATAATAATATTTTTTATAACACGGTATTTTTTGTACTCTTTCTTGTTTTAGAAGAAGTAGTTTTCACCGTTGGGGATTCAAGAATAGATTCGCCTAAAACAGAATTATCTTGACTAGTCCATTTGCTACTTTGCAATAAAGTATTTAAGTCATCTCCTTCATAAGTAGGATATGGATATATTGGTTCAACAGGTGCATCTTCTCCAAGTTCGGGGAGCGTCATAGCAGGTGGAAACAACAGATCATAGTTTGCTACTTTCATTATGACAGACATACCATCCGTACTTACTCTAGGAACTAAATGCAATTCATTCAAATATTCTTGTGGTATTTCGTCTAATACCGATTTAGGCAATACAATATATTTCATCTTATTTTATAATTAAGTAAATAATTAAACAAACAATATCAATCAGTATAGGATATGTCATACCTGCAAGAATATCTAGCCAATCAAACAAAGAGCCATGTTCCTTGTCTTTATATTCAGCTGACATCATAGAAGCTGCTGTAGCTCCTGTAGCGATAACAGCATTAGGAATAAGTTCTATCCCTAATGCAAAACCTACTACAAAAAAAGTACAATAGATGATAGCACCCACGTATGAGTGCTTATCTCTATTGCTTTCTTTATACCAAGCTTTTATTTTTTCAATTAACTTTTTCATTTTATTGTATAAATATTGGGTTAGTTAAATCAATTATTTCGTCTTTCTCCATTCTGTATTGCCTTCTATTCCTACGTACTCATTCAGCTGTTTAATCTTATCGTCTGTTGAGATTTCATCGAAGAGCATGAAGTCGTAGAGAGACATTTGAGTATAATTAGAATTTAAGAAAGAACTACCTATTTTTGGGTTAAGCGTTCCTGTATTCAATTTAGGGTCATGTAATTCAACAATATTGTGAGTTATATTTTTTAATTCACTAGCATAAATATACTTATTAAGTATTCCATCAATATAAGTACTACCTCCTATATTTCTTGCCCTATATGCTGGCACTTTATTTTCGTTAGTATCAAAATCTCTATTAAATATAGCAAAACCTCCATTTGTTCTTTGGTCGTATAAAATTGCCGTACCGGCAATAGATTGCCAATTCACCTTCATCAACACCTGTTTGCCACCGACCGTAGTAGGAATAGTAATAAAGTCGTCTACGCCATCAAATTGGTATGAACCATCTTCATTAACTCCACTTCCTTCCGCATAAGCAGAATTGTTTATCTTACCATGATTACCATGACCGGATATATCGGGAATGTAACCTAATATCTTATAGCTAGAGTTAGGAATACGTAGTAGTCTAGGAGATAGAATACATTTCGGTTCGTTGTTATCAAATATATAAGCACTTTTAGCCTTAAATACCATTGTTTTTTCAACAATAACTTTAGAACTAGTTACTTGATTGCCATTCAATAATAATCCAAATATATTATATATATTAGGAAGTAGATTAGAATCAGCGGCAGAACCTATTCTAGTAATAGTAGAACCAACTCTGAATTTACCTCCCCAAGATACTTCATTACCATTCTCATCCTTGAATCTCAATAGAACTGGATACGGCTGAACAATATCTTCGAATCTGATGTACTCGTCAATAGTGATGTCTATCTTTTGAGGGGACTTAGTAATTGGAAGAGTTCTTATGTTATAAGCATTATCAACTACCGTACTTCTCTTAAATGTAGAATCGTTTCCATTAACCTTAAAGCTTATCAATTCGTCTACGTTGTTTTTAAGATAGAAATTTACTTCTATTGGAGTATTAATTGGTATATAATCTCCCGGATATATGCGCTTAGTATAATTATTAATATAGAACTGTATAAGTGTATAATCAACATTAGTTTTTATAACTGGTCTAAACTCCACCATATCCGGATACAGCGTACCCAGCTTGTGTTTCTTTAGCTGACGTTCGATGAGGAACTCGGACATACTATAGGGAAAGGACATGAGAGAGTATATAGCTGCATTGATAAACCTACTATCATTATCACGTACAGTCCCTAACCATAAAATATCAGAATCAGCAGCAGTACCACTAGAAATACTTTTACCTTGGTTAGTATATTTAGTTTGATAATATACTTCTAAATTTTTATCATTTATAAGATTGTTACTACTAGATAATCCAAAAGAATAACAATCATGAACATAATCACCTCTAACTCCATTAAATATAAAAGCACCTTGATTAGGACTATATGATTTTGATGCAATAACAGCTCCTCCCTCTGTTTCTATTGCTTCTCTATATGATAATCTCTGATATTTAGAGATGAAAGTATAATCCTTGTAAACAGGCATCCCTGTTACCTTACCAAAGTCATTGATACCGTCAAGGCATAAACCACCTGCGTGGGAGGGAATCTGGGTGATGGTAACACTATTACCCATACCCGGATTACCAAAACCACAAAATCGACCAGAGCCGCTATACAAGGTGTTATGTGAAGCGGGTAATACATTCACCCCATCTACAATTCTAACTGATTTAGGAAACCCAGTTTCATCAATATAGCTATAATCAATATCGGCTCCTGTTTTAATAACCTTAAACGAAGGAATGTCTGGATATTCTTTACTCCCTACGCTATAATACAGTAGCATAATATGACTTATAGCATTTTTACAATCTATCTTACTACTCGTTATAGTTGAATTACTACTGTTCCATATACTAGAATCGAGAAAATCAACCTCATACTTCCCAATACCTGAATCCCCCTTCCAAGCAATATTGTTCAACTGAATATCCCTACCATTACCTGAAAAGTCTATCAGCTTATCGCCAAACTCTGCGTGGTTCTCGTTGGTGATTCCCTGTTTGATTGTGTTACACAGTATATCAGGTTTAAGAGTTCTATCCAAGTTGAAGTAGGCGATTACTTGGTTGATTTGGTCGGTAGTCAGTACCTTGTTGGCGATGATTGTCCAGTACCAAACGACTTGACTTGCTTCGGTTAATTCACTAATTCTTCCTACAACACTGAATTTAGCATCAAATATTGTTTGTAAACTATTGGTTGACTTAACATAATAATCTGCTTCATCTCCTAATATGTTTTTTATATCAGATTTAGTATTATTAATTAATGACGCACTATAACCGTATATCCCAGTTTTACCGTAATTATAAACATCGCTTCTAACGTGTTCTCTGGAATTACTATTTTCTATATAATTAGTAGTTGCTATGGTATATGTAGAATTTAAATCTATCTGATGAATCATACTAACAACAGTAACCTCATCAGTAATACCCATCTCCTGTACGGTTTTGGTGGAAGTAATTAGGTCATCTACTCCGTCGGTGACGAATGCGCCTTCGAAAGAGGGGATTTGAGTGATAGTTACTACATCATTACCATTATTTGCAAAACCACAATGTGTACCATCAGAACTGCTTTGCACATTGTAGCATATAGGTAATTCATAATAACCATCTTGAGCCATATCTACAGAATGTTGAACACCATCACTTGATCTATAATAATATCTAAAATGATAAGTTCCGCTTAAACCGTTGACTTTTATTTTAAACGATGGTATATTTTCAGTTATTGCTGAATATGGAATTAATAATTGTCCTCCAATACCAAATACAACCTTACTATCGCTTACGTTTGTTACATTCTCTATATATGGGAAATATTGGAAAGTAATTTCATATTTTCCAAACCCACTATTAAGCTTGAAAGATGCGTTGCTGATTACAAATGGATTACTAGCATCAACCAGATTCTTAACTATAGAACGGTCAGCATCATCATTGGATTTACCATAAGCAGAAGTAACAACACGTAATGAATCTAATACGTCTTTTTCAATGTAGGGCTTACTAGTAGCCCTACAGTATTGATTTGGTATACCAAAATCAATACCAATGCCTATACCTTTAGCCCCACCAATCATTGTATGTAACCTATAAATATTCTATAATTTGAAAGCATATCATCTGTAACAACAATGTTGTTTAATGCAATAGGATTCCAAACGCAAGTTAACAGAGGCAAAGCTAAATTTTCTTTCTTACTCTGATATGTAGGTAGACCATCTACAATAATCACATTGCTAGCATCCTCTGATTTCGGATATAAGAAAACATAGTAAGGTTTTATATCAATAAATGTTTCTACCTTTTCTAATTCTATAATGTTGTTTATGATATTCGTGTACATAGTTATTCCTCCTCTTTTTTATTGTTATTATTATCTTGTCCTGAATAGGCACTTATATCCAAGTTTATACTTGTCTATTTTGACGTTTCATCGAACCACTACTTCTTAGGTGACTTTCGCCACGTTCGTCCATAGTTGGGTTCTCACCGTCCAATCCCCTGTGTGCCACAGGTTGTGTTAATAAATTCTGTTCTTGCAGTCCGAACCGTTTTATGTTCTGTGCTGCAAGTAAGTCTCTGTCATTTACTGCTCCACACTTGGGGCAAGTCCATGTACGGTCAGAGAGCTTTAACTGTCGGTTGACATATCCACATCCGCACATTTTGGATGAAGGTTGGAATCTGCCGATACGAATCAAAGTCTTACCATACCATTCACACTTGTATTCAAGCATGGAAAAGAAAGTAGACCAACCAACGGAACCTATTGAACGGGCTAAATGATGGTTCTTCATCATGCCTTTAACGTTCAAGTCCTCTATAATAATCGCTTGGTTTTCGCGAACGAGTTTAGTACTAATCTTGTGAAGATAGTCCGTCCGTTGATTGGTTACTTTCTCATATTGTTTTGCTAACCGCTTTCTAAGTTTTTCACGTCTGTTCCCTCCTTTTTTAGCCTTGCTGAAACGTCTTTGCAGTTGTTTTAGCTTAGCTGTTGATTTCTCCAAGTATTTTGGATTCTTATACACATCACCATTGGAACATACAGCAAAGTCTTTAAGACCCACATCAATCCCAATAGTCCCGTCATAGGTTATGTCCTCCTTTGCAGGAAGCTCTTTCCCATTATCTACCAAAACGCTGATATAATACTTGCCGGTAGGAGTCTTTGATACTACAACCGAAGTCACTCTCCCTTCAAATGTACGGTTAGATGTAAACTTAACCCATCCTATCTTAGGGAGTTTCACTTTGTTGTTTTCTAAATCAACTACTACTGAATTGATAGCCTTATACGATTGCCTATTATCGTGCTTGGTTTTGAATTTAGGGAACCCTTTCTTTTCCCTAAAGAATCTTGTGAAAGCAGAATCGAGATTACGAATAGACTGTTGAAGGCATTCATTGGATACCTCTTTCAACCACTCCATCCCTTCTTCCTTTTTTAAGTCGGTAAGCATCTTACACAGGTCAATGGAATTTATCCGCTTATTTTCTGTCTGATAAGCTTCAATGCGTTTATTTAAAGCCCAATTATACACATACCTTACACACCCAAAAGACTTCGCAAAGAAAATCTTTTGTTCTTTAGTGGGATGCAATCTGTATTTGTAGGCTCGTAACATAACTATTTCTATTAATTCAATGCAAATATAATAAATAATAAACTAAAATACAGCCGTATTAGTTTATTCAACTATTTATTTGGTGTCGGGTCGTATATAAGTGCCTTGAGATATTATTAATTCCTGTTCCTTTTGATATAATTGCTCATCTATTTTATTTTGCTTTTCTTTTTCAAGTCTAGCTTTCTCATCCGGTTTTGCGTCAGGGTTCATTTCACTGGCAGTTTCAACAGAAAGAAATCCTGATGTAACTCCTGTTTGTAATCTTGTTACAATATCAGTTTCAGATTGAGGTCTATATACTTTGAATTTAGCGTTAATATGTAAGTTGTCGAAATCCGTAATAGCACTGGGTTGAATTTGTGAGACTACAAGTTCTTTTGCTAATCCTTGTTTGAATAGACGAACCATTTTATCCGCAACATTTTGCCATTCTATTACACCTTTTGATGCATTCTCAATATCCATTGATTGAGTAAGCATTATAGCAACACCTGATATATCTCCTGTTGTCTTTACATCTTTAGGGAGCAAGAACGTTGTACTGGAATTTTTCTGTATAGTTTCCTCCATTAACTGCAAAGTATCTATCGTTCCCTGTGGTGATGGTGGAGTTAAAAATTTAGCATCATCCGTATTTGCTTCTTGACTATATGATGTGTTTTTACTGTTTAAGATAACTGAACCTGCTATCTTCTTTCCATTGTTTTCAAAATCTCCTTTTATATATAATATTCCCCATCCATGTCTCTTTTGAATTACAAGGAAGATATTGTATAATATTTCATAAGCCTCAATAACACTTTGAGCATTTTCCCATGCGACCTTTCCTCTTTTAGTTATTAAAGGGATTTCTGTAAAACCATGAGCCTTTGGTGCTAGACGTCTCCATCCATTATCATCTACGTTAGTATTATCTCTTATCATGCGATAAAAATAAGTATCATCGTATGAATCAATATATTCTACATCATCAATCTTATAATAAACGCTTTCTAATATACGGTCGCCATTATCATCGTCATGCGGACATAAGACATAGCCATCCATATAGGATAATATACGGGATTTTATTCTATTGTTTTTATCAAAATAATATAAAAGTCCTACATCACCAACTGATTTTTGAACGTCAACCATTTTGGTTTTCATTCCGTCTTGGTTTCTTAAATCCCAATACTGTTTAAAGGTAACAAAGTCAGCTCTTTGTTTTTCATCAGGATTGGCATCCATAAGAGTAAAAGACATTGGAAGTCCGCATAAATGTTGTACCTGCTTGTCTTTAATATTTTGTTGGAAAGAAACCGCCATTTTCTTATATTGAACCTCAACAAAGCCACCATTATCAAGTTTCATCGTAATAGAAGGTATGTTCTGATCGTATAAAACCTTATGGTTTTCAGGCTCTAATTCCATCAAATACTCATCTTGCGTAATAACACGTTTTTTTAATTGAGGAAGAGTAACCGAAATCATATCTGTAAATCCGGCTCTTTTCAAATAATTATTCAGTGTGTTGTTACATACACACGATGTATCATAACCTCGAAAAAAAGGTTTCTTTTGTAGTATCTTTTCAGGGTTATTCAATAATTCTTGTACTTGTTCTGAAATTTCACTCATTGTCTTTTTCATTTATAACTCCATTTATATCCGCCCGCTGTTTTAAATCCATATCTATTTAAACAACAACCTGATATATTAGATGCATTTATTTTTAACTCTTTAGAAGCTTCTTTTATACTAGCAAATTCTCTAATATAATTACCTAATTTATCCATCATTATAATCTTTTTCTCTCTATTAGATTCAAATATAGGAATTTCTTCATCAATACTATATCTCCAAATATAATTGCCAGCAGATTTCCTTTTACATTTACAGCATTCTGTTATCATAGAATTGTCTATTTTTAAGGCAAAGGATGCTTTTCTTGCACTGTCCCACTCTTTTATAAAACTCCCGTCTTTAGTATATTGCTTTATTTTTTTCCCAGAATTTCTTCTTTTCAATATATTATGAGCGTGCCATGTATTATATGAACTTGTACACCATTCTAAGTTATCTACACAATTATTAATAGTATTACCATCTTTGTGATTAACTTCTGAATAATTATTGGGATTAGGGATAAAGGCTTCGGCGACTAAACGATGGACAGCTTTATCTTTTATGATTCTACCATCACTTAATCTAACAGCAAAATATCTTGCATATCCTCTATCAGTACCTCTAAAATAAGGAGATAAGATGTGAGCTTTATTTCTTTTACAACTCAACACTTGACCTAAATTGCTGACTTTATAGTCAGGGAAATCTTTTATGTCTATCCATATTTCTTCCATACTAAACTTTATCCTTTTCAATTAATCCATATTCTTCCATTAAATCTTCTTTTGTATAGATATAGCACTCTTTATGCAAGTGAGGACATATAAAATTATATTTTTTTTCTACAATGATATATTGTTGCCCTCCCTCTTCTGACACCTTAAACTTATCATTAAGTTTACTGCGGATTTCAATTTCTGCTTTAACACCATCTTTAGCAGACATATCACCACTTTTAACAAGATCGTTAACCTTTTGAAGCATTGCTATCAATTTAGCTTTATTCTCCTCAAAAGTAATATCTTGGATCAATTCATCATTGTTAATTTCATTCTTCTTGATTTGCTTAACTTTCTCTTCTTTTTTAAAGTTACTAGAAATATACATTTTCAAGAAATCAATTTTTTTACTTGTATCATACTTTTTAATACTATTTTCGTCAGCATCCTTATCGAAAATAGATTTATAAGCTACAACAGAGCTGCAATATTCAAAGAATAAGATAACATACGATATGTCTCTTACCGTCACTTCATGCTTCATCTTAGAAGCATCCTTGATTGTTTTTTCTATATCTTTAACTGTCATTACGCCCAAAAACTATCGTTATAAATTTCAAGATTTGTCTCTCCGGTTTTTCTATCGTTTCTTTTGATAGAAGTTTTTTCTAACTCATCTCCCATTTGATATTGGAGAACGGGTAAAAACCTCATAGCTATTGGGTCTAATACGTCCATTGAACGTCCTCGACCAAGCATTTGGTTCATTTCTTTTTTAGATGCTAATCGTTTTCTTCCTGTCCCTTGTTCATTAAAACGTACTACTGAACACTCTTCAACAAATTCATCAAAAACAGTAATTTCGTCTTTCATTTTTTCATGGGTGTACATTTTGGAAGCGACCTTATCGCTAAAAGATATTCCTTTTTCATTCACATGATAAACAACTCTGTCATAGCATTCATCTTTTAATGTACAAAAAGCTCTGAAATATACGCCTCTCGTTTTACTGTATGATATAAATGGTATAGCATCTGGTATATAATCGTTGATATAAGCACCATTATTACCATCAAATATAATATGAGTGTCTGGGATATTATATCTATCAGCTAAAATTTGTAATGTATTCGCATTTTGTTGTGGCGTTGAATGTCCCAATACTACAATATCTATAATGTGAAATCCATCCCATACCAATGCAACGAAATTATCTTTTCCCGTATCTGCTAAGTCAGCAGTAATCCATCTATCGCCATTAATTTGTGGATCTGCCAATTCTATTTCACGAGCTTTATAAGAAGGGATAGGAGCTTCGGAATCATCTTCCATGTCAACATTCCAATTACCTTCAATTAACATGTGGCTCATCTTCCCACCAGTGGAAGCTACACTACCAATATATCCCGGATTGTTTTTTAATAAAGCTGTATTTTCCGCTAGATTACCTTTAATAAACACGAATGACTTAATAAGCTCGTTATAGTCAAAATTACCTTTTAGACTAGATAATTTCCTATCTATATCTATTTTAGCTTGTTTATATACTTCTTCTTTCGTATTTCCCCAAATAACATCATCAATAGTGTCTCCATTGATATAGAAATATCTTACTACGCCATCTCTTTCAGGGATAATGTAGCCATCTATACCGATATACCAGCTTAGCCATTTTCTTACCCAATGATTTTTTTTAGGATTTAAGGTAGCTCTAATTTTCCCTGACCATTTTGCAGAGCCTCTACAGCGAGACATTATATATTTAAACGTCTCAAATTTATATCCTGTTAATTCTTCCCAGAAAAACGCATCTGCTTGGACACCCTTCCAAGTCTCTACGATTAATTTATAATCTTCATTCGCTAAATGTCTAGCTTCTACATACGCTTTGCTTGGAAACGTAATTCGAGGGGAATCAGACATTTTTGTATCTATAATATCCCCATAAGCTTCGCGAAAACCATCTACAATACCGCCTGCCGTTTTTAAGTCTCCTAAATTTTTTCTAAGGAAAATGGCTTTGAAATTGGGGTCTAAGACAGCTTCCGCCACAGAAAGAATTGAGCCAAAGGTTTTTCCTCCTCCAAGCGTTCCGCCAAAGAAAGCAACATCAACATTTGAACGTACAAATTTGGTTTGTCCGCCTTCTTGTGGTGTCACCACCTTAAAACCTTGTCCTTTTAATTCCTCTGCTAAACTCATTTTAATCTGTTATTTCAACTTCGTAATTCATCAATGCATTATAAGCTATATCTGATAGCTTATCTTTATATTTATTTGCCACCTCTTTTATAAAAGATTCCTTCTCTCGTTTGTATGCTAAAAAGGCTTCTTCTTCTGTAGGGAAAACACCAAGATAACATGTTTTACCCCATTTCAATAGCGTTGCTGTATAATTTGTTCCATTATGTGAAACCCCTATATAAAAGTCACCTCTTTTGTTTTTATTTGTAATAAAAATAGTATTTATTTCTTTAGGTACGAAGCAACAAGTTTTAGGTGAATATTCACGGTTGTTGTGAACCCGAATGTCTTTGTCAAGAGAATATCCTTCTTGGTAGTTCTCATCAAACCATTGTTTGAAATTAGAGAAAGATAACCATTCATCACATACTGTACAGTCCTGATATGTAGTCTTATATTCTAAAGATTTAGAATCATAACATCTGCGTATCATTCCGTACCATATATCATAACTTTTTAATAAATTTCCATTATCATCAACACAACGACCTTTATAATCATTTCTAGCAACTCCATAAATTAATGTATTTCTATCTAATATACGTTTGCTTTTTGAACATTGAGGGCAACCATGTCCATTTAACAAATTGTTGGGAGTTTGAAAGAAAAGACCATGTTCTGGACAGATTACACATACTTTTACATTCGATTTTATATAATCCACTTTGGAAAAATCGTAATGTGGATATATTAATGATGCCTTTTCAATAAATAATTCTGTATCACTTGCTACATTGCTACATTTAGGGCATCCACACTTTGTTGACACATGAGTTCTTGGTAGTTGCCAGAATGATCCATGTTCAGAACATACTATCTCCACCTTTGTATTATTGTTTACATATACAACTTTGGAGTAATCATATTTATTCCCATGAACCATAATTGCTTCTTTAATAAATTCTTCTTTGGTCTTTTTTCTAGGCATAATATTATTTTTTGTTGGCATGGTTAATATTCAAATAATGGGAAGTGTCATGCCTAAACCACTTATCGCAGGTTAATTACTCCTGCTATCCCATTATTCAATGCAAATATATACATTTATCTGCAAAAATACTATTCTAAATCTTCTTCTTTTTTTATATTAGAAAAACTTAGTACACCGGTGTACTAAATAGTTCCCTTATTTCATGGGATAACTTAGTTTATTCCTTTATTTTGTGTGCAAATTATTAACATAACTTAGAGGAATTATGAAGTTTACAAAAGAACAAGCCGTTGAACAACTCAAAGGCTTACTGACAGAAGGTGGGAAAACCCTGCATTTGTCAGACAGAACAATTAATGAGAATATAGATGACCTAATTCCATTATTGGTAAATGATGAAACTGAACTTTCTGATTTTATAAGTAAGGCATTACCTTTTGTAAAAAGGACAAATGCAAACTTTGAAAAAGAAAAGGCAGATTTTATTAAGAGCTATAAACCCACTCAATCTCAAACTACACAGCAGCAACAGTCTAAAACTCCGCCTACTGATGACGATGCCTTATCGCAATTACAAGCGCAGATACAGCAGTTGCAAGACAAAATAGAAAGAGAAGAAAAGGAAAAAGCTCTATCGCAAGTAAGGAAAAACTTTAAGTCTGAATTGAAATCCGCTGGGATTAAGGATGATAAGTGGATTGACACTTACATTTCTAAAATTCAAATTTCGGAAGATTTAGATATAAAGGAAGAAGCGAAGTCTACATTAGAATTATACAACCTTTCCAGAGTTGAGATACCTGATGGGACAACCCCTTACAAGCCTATTGGTGGTGATCCCTCTAAGAGTAAGATAAGTTGGGATGATGTTAAAAATGAAAAATAAAAAAATTATAAGAATATGGTAGAAAATCTTTTAAATACGACCGCAGCCGTAATGTATGGTAGAACCATGTTACAGGGAAGTGGTATTATCGGAGGTACTAGAGAAGTCTTTGTGCCGAGAGTATGCGTATTGAATGACCAAGTATTCCCTCAAACTGGTGGTATTATCAAGAATCCGTTTAAAACAGGCGGTAAGATGTACACAGGTGATTTGGTAGAATATCATTGGAATGGTAATGGTGTCGCTAATAGTCACGAAAATGCAGAAGTGATTCTTTTGAAGGTATTTGAAGTACAAGCAATAGTTGAAGCAGAAGGCACGACTGTATTTGTAAAAAGAGATGGTTTCAGACACAAACCTTGTGTAGGTGATATTTTGATGAAAGCTCCTGAAACATTTGATGCGACAGGTACAGCCGCAACGGTAACAGCTGTTGAGGTGACGACCAATGAACAAAAAAATGTTTGGAAACTGACGCTATCCGCAGCTATTGGTGCATTAGCAGCAGATGATGTATTGGTTGAAGCTGCCGAAGCTGGTTCCGGTAAAAAGATGCTTGTTCAGAATCCGAATGCCGTTCTTCCTTGTGATTTGGATTTGAAATATAGACCTGCAACAGATGAAGATGATGAAGAAGGAGCTACGTATATGGTTACACCTGCATTGCACGCAACAATGTACACTTATTTGATGTCTCCGATTCCTCCGGCTGTTAAAGCTATTAACAAGTCAAGAATTGATGGTTGGTTTGAAATTTAAAGAAAATAAGAAGTATGTCAAGATTCGATTTTAATAATAGTAGATATGCGGCTTTTTTCCGTAGCGGAGAAGGTCAGCAAATACTCCGTGATTATATTGATAATTCAGGAATGATTAATATCAATTATAATTGGTGGAGAGGTCAGTTTACGGTGAATCCACAAGTAACTCCTACAGATGCATCAGGAAAAGCTTCTTTCATGGTTGAAGCCTCTATAAATCGTGCAGCAGGAGTATTGGATATGCGTGCTCCACTAGGTAAGGCGCATCCGTATAACAAGGAAGGTCTTTCATTCTATACAGGTACAATTCCAGATTTTACGTCAGATGCTATTACAGAGACAGCAATGGAACGTATGTACAAACAGGAGTATTATGCAGAGTTTGGTAATGATGCTAAGTTTATCAGAGAATGGACAAAACGTGTCCAAGATTTGATTGATGCAAAAGACCAAACTGCAAATTACATGTCTGCTCAACTTCAAACCAAAGGCTATGTGCTATATGATATTGGTAGAGGTATAAAGGGTATTAAACAAAAAGCTGCTATTCCCGAAGAAAACTTTGTAAAGGCAGGTGAAAAAGTTTGGACTGCTCCTGATGCTAAACTGTTCTCTCAAATGGTTCTCATTGAAGATCAGTTCAGACAAAGGACAGGATTTGGTGGTGCGATGAAATGGCTTATTCCTAAGAAAATGTATCAAGAAGTTTTCTTGGAAAATGCAGAAGTCAAGAAGTGGGTTAACTATATGCGCAACCTGAATACTAACAGCCCGATGGAAGCTCCTGAAATTCCAGTTATTCTGAAAGAACAGTTTAATAGAGCTGTAGCTGCATTTGATGGGTTGTCTCCTATTGAAATTGTAGTAGAAGAAGAAAAGAATAAAGAATGGGGCGGTGATACTACAATTCATGGATGGGCTGAAAATGTAGCAGTTCTTCGTCCGGTGGGACCTGCGGGACTTATCATGCATACCAATACTTTGGATGAACGTATGGCAAGTATGGCTGGAAACAATGTGGTTTCTCAAACATTCGCATCTATTGACGGTTTCTCTTTGCTTCACAATGCAGAAATGGTTGATGGTGAATATAAATCATGGAGTACCCGTTTGATTACGTCATTTATTCCTGCTTTAACAGAGTTCCCGGAACATATTATTGTTGATACAACAACAGTAGATTCTTAATATGGCTCAAATTGATATTATACACTATCTTGAAGGTTTGACTGCCTTTGTCTTTGACAAGGCAGTCCTTACCCGTATTGCAGTAGATAGAGACGTTATAGATATTGCAGATACCAAACAGCTTACACAACAGCAAAAAGATTTGCTATTGGCTGATTTGCTTTATGTTATTTTTACCGCTCCCAATTACACTGCTAGTCTGACGAACCAACATGGAGCTTATACTCAAACGATTGGTAGCCAACGATACGATTCTAAAAAAGATGTATATAATATTATGATAGGTCTGTATAAGAAATGGGACGATCCAAAGGCTGAATTATTAGGTGGTAGTACAACAACTTGGATAAATGAGTACGACTGATGATTATAGATAGGGACATAATGCAAGAATATCCTTTTGATGGAGTATTTTACACTTATGGGATTGATGAAAGCAAACCTGCCGATCAACAGGTAGAAGAAGAGATTATAGTCTTGGAAACTAAATGTGATATACAAGGGGCGCAGAAAGAAGATTCAGGTGTAATATCAAACGCATACAATGTGTATTTCCCTTTTGATAAGTCAGTAGGTATATCAATAAAAAAAGGTCATAAATTTAGGAGCAAGATGTATGGCTTCTCTATTACTGATGCTATCGTTATTGATATTATACCAACTCAATTAGGTGGTTGTGCGGTTTATGTAAAAGATAATACTAGTGGATAATGAGACGTGTAAGTCCATATATTGATGATTTGGCGAAGAAATTGGCTATAAAAGGTCGGAACTTAATTGAAAAGGCTTATTTAGAGGCTGACTACAATAAGAATAAGACCCAAAATCTTCACGATAGTTATGGGAGTGCAGTTTTTTATAATGGCGAACTTTATCCAAATAGTAAAATGTATTTTAGTAAAGCTGCAACAACTTCTAAATACGATCCATATCAACAAGAGGCAATTACAGGTAGACAGGCTATCTCTGATTTTTTCGATGATTATAAGCCAAAAGATAAGGGAATGCAGCTTGTAGTTGCAGTAGCCATATTTTATGGTGGAATATTAGAATTAGGCGGAGGTAATTTACGTAGGAAATATAAAGTTATATCTATGATTGGAGATGACATTAGAGCATTGGCACAAGAAGTAGGTAAAGCTAAAGTTTCTATAATTCAAAACGGGAAAGTAAATGGATAAGAATTTATTAAATATATCAACTATTGAAACCTTTTTCAATGAATTATTGGATGAAAAAGTATCTTCTAATACTTTCTTTACAACTGTCCCTACAAATATTGATACTACTTGGTCTGACCTTGTTGTGATTGACTGTGCTAATTCTATCCAAGATTTGAATGCCTATGGTGTAGGAACTGTATTAGTTTGGTTATATGCAAAGCCATTCAGCAATGGACGTAAGAATGTTGCTGTAATGTCTAAACTCGAAAAAGCTCTAAATGAAGCTTTAGAAAACAATAAAAATGCGTCTTATGCAGTTAGCAAAAAAGGCACATTTGCTGATTTTGATAGTGATGCTAAGATGCATTGTAATATAGTAGAAATTCAATTATTAATCGTTTAAAAATAAAAAATTATGGCATTAACAGTTACAGAGACTAGAAAAAATAACGCTAACTCCATTATCTACAATCCCAAGTTTTTATATGTAACACCGTATGTAGATGGCGTACCTGGTACAAAAACTTGGCAATGTATGGATATTATTCGTGATTCAACAACTATCACACAAGAGGATAATACTGAAAATCCTATTGAAAATGAATTATCTTCAACTCCAATCATTAATAACATTCAAGCAGGTAACTATACGTTTACTACTGAAATTGGAGATTTGCAGGCAGAACTCTTAAAAGATTTGCTAGGATTCGCCATTGGTACAGGTAAGAACGCCTATGCGCCTGATGGCTATGTAGAGAAATTTGCTCGTATCGACATGGTATTTCAAAATGGCAGTAAATATACCGCTGTTGTATTGCCGAAATTGCAATTGAGTTCGACAATTACTCTTGATTCAATGAGTACTTCTATCGGTCGTATTGCTCTTGGCGGATCAGCGCAGGCTGTTCAGTTCAAATATGGGGCAGATACTGCAACATTGACTCCTTTGGCTATGATTTATAATTATACCTTTCCGCCTAAAGATATGTCATTAGATGGCACGGGGGGAGCGTAAGGGAATCAGTGTCTCCGGCTAATTCCCTAGAAAGTTCAATCGGAGAAACAAGGGTAGCTTCTAATGGAGTTACATCTAAAAAGAAAAATACAATTCTTTAATAAAAGGGAGGGAGGTTACTCCTTCCCTTATTTTTTAAAAAGATATGACAAATAGTAAACCAACATATAAAACGATAAAAGATCCTGTTTCTGATGAAGCTATGGAACGTCTTGTACAGATTATGACTGACAGCCCTAGCCTTTTAAAATTAAAAGATACAGAATGGGAAATTACAGCATTGAAACCCGGTATAATGTGGCTGATAGCTAAAGAAGCCGCACAAATAAATAAAGTAGAAAAGGCGACCTTTAGTGATGTATTACAAGGTCTTTCTATCAATATGCCATCTGTCTGTCGTATTCTTACACTTGCTTTGTTGAATAATAAAAACCATATTAAAAGTGGCGACCCTGAATATGACAAAGTATATGATGCTTTATTTTGGGAATGCGAGGATATGAAAGACTGGGCTACTATTCTATTTGAAGTTCTTAACTTATTGTCAGTTGAGTTTTTTTTTGCGATTACAGAATTGACACAGACGTTCCGCCAAATGACACTGGAAAGAAAGACGAAGATGGAAGAACGAAAACAGTCATCGCAAGAACAAGCTACGGGGAAATGTTTGATTTTATAAAAGCTTATCCATCTGTGACTATGGAACAATACATGTGGCACATGACAGTTCCTCAAATATTGCTAGCACAATACGATACAACTCATATTGAATATTTGTCAGAAGAACAAGCTAAAAAAGACAAAGCACCAAAAATAAATTCAACCGACGACTTATTTAAAAATGATTTTGGCATACCAATTTTTAATCAAAAATAAATAATAACAATGGGAGCAACAGGATATGTATTAACAATACCTGATGAGGTATTAAAGAAACTAGAATTAGCAGATACTAAAATAAATGCTATAGCTGAAAGTAGCGAAAAAACAGCAAACAGATTCAATAAAGCATTTTCGAGCATGGCTTTATCTGTTGACCCATTGATAAAACGGCTTGATGCATTAAAAAATATAGGTAAATTAGATTTAGGGTCAGGGTTAAAAAAATACACAACTGATTCGGAAAAGGCTGCTGCTGGAATAGCCGAAGTTGCGAATAAGCTGAATCAATTAAAATATATATCTTCTCAATCATCGTCTGCCAATAATTCTGTTTTGGCATGGCAAGGTATTAATGAGAACTTAAAGATACAACAACAGCGGTTAGATGCAATAAATCGCTCAATCAAAGAATATGAAAATACTTTATCTCAAATACAAAGTGGTAAGGGTGGTGTATTATCAAAAGAAGATCAGTCTAATTACACTTCAAATCTAGCCGAAGCTGAATCAATCAAACAAACAATAGCATTATATCAACAAAAACAACAAGCGATTGTAAATTACCAGTTAGAGCAAAAGAAGGTAGCTGACAATTTAGCTAAACTAAAAAGTTTAGAATCCGACTCAAAATCTTTGCCTGAACAAAGAAAACGTGAAGAATTAGAAAGATTGAATGCTTTATATAGAAGTGGTCAATCCTTACTGCAAAAACAAGCGAAGGCGGAAGATGAACTTGGTAAAGCTGCTCAAAAGGTTGCAATAGCATTAGATAAAGCTGCGAAAGCCGAAGAAAAGAAAAATAGCGCAAGAGCAAATAAGGCTAATCAAGAAGCAGCAAGAGCCGAAGAACAATACGCAAGAGCATTAAATAAAAGCGAGGTCACTATTATTCAACGGGCAAGAAAGATTGAAGCATTAGCTAATGCACAAAGAGCCTTAAACTCTACTGGACGAGATTACTCTTCCCAATTATCTAAAATAGCATCGGAAACACAACGGCTTCAACAAGCAAATGATAATGTTGCAAAAAGCATGGAGCGAGTTAAAAGAACTCAAAGTAGTGTACTCAATACTACTGATCAATTAACTAGGAAAATAGCGTTATTATTTAGCGTTTCAGCTATACAGGGATATGTGGAAAAGCTAGTTTCTGTACGAGGAGAATTTGAACTACAGCAAAGAGCATTGCAAGCAATTTTGCAAAATAAAGATGAGGCAAACGCTTTATGGGAAAAAACAGTGGCATTAGCTGTTAAATCACCATTCCAAGTAAAAGAATTGGTAACTTATACAAAACAATTAGCAGCATATAAAATTGAAGCTGATAAACTATATGATACGACCAAAATGCTTGCTGACGTATCAGCAGGATTAGGTGTAGACATGGGGCGTCTTATTCTTGCATACGGACAGGTAAAGGCTGCTAACTATTTACGTGCGTCAGAAGTAAGACAATTTACAGAAGCTGGTGTCGGATTGCTTCAAGAGCTTGCCACTATGTATACAGAACTAGAGGGTCGTATGGTATCTGTTGGCGAAGTCCAAGCTAGAATAACTAAACGTATGGTTGCCTTTGGTGATGTAGAAGAAGTTTTTAAACGAATTACGTCAGCAGGAGGTATATTTTATAACATGCAAGAAATTCAAGCCGAGACATTGGCAGGTATGATTTCCAATCTTAAAGATAACTTTGATGTTATGTTTAATGAGATAGGAAAGGCTAATGATGGAGTTTTGAAAGGATTTATCAATATATTAAATACTGTAGTTGCACAATGGAGAGATTTTGCAATAGCATTAAATACCGCAGGCGCAGTTTTTGTTACATATTCTATAAAAGCTGCAATAGCAGCAGCAGCGAATAGAAAGATTGGCGTATCGGCAACCGAAGCAATGATAGCACAAGGTGGATTAGCTAAAGCTATTGGGTATACTACAAATGCTCTAATAAAATCATTTAATTTTGTAAAGGCAAACCCGTGGATTATTTTAGCTACAGCTATTGCAGGAACTATCTTCTATCTAAAAGATTTAACAGAAAGGCTTGACGAAACTCGTGCTACATACGATGTTTTAAATAATCAAATAGATACTCAAAAAAGCAATCTTGAATCTTTAACAAATAAAATAGAGAAGCAAGTTAAGGCACAAGAAGATGCAGAATCTTCTTTATCAAACGTAAAGAAGGGGACGCAAGAATATAAAGAAGCCGAACAAAAAGCTAATGAAGAAAGAGAAAAAACGCAGAAACTTTTAAATATACTAAAAACGCAATATCCCGAAGTATACGCAAAGGTAATGCAAAATAAAGAAGGTATAAAATCATTAGCGTCTGAACAAAAAAAATACAATGATGAACTTGAAAGAACGCAGACCTTAAATCGCTTAATGCAAGCAGGAACTCCTTTATTTGGAGATAGTTTTAGAGAACAAGCAGAATCTTATACACAATCTTTAGATAGACAAAAAAAAGCTATCAAAAATCTAACAGGAGATTATGATTCTTTAGTAAAAGAAATCCAATTCCTATTTAAAACGGAAAAAGAAATACCAGATTCTATTAAAACACAGGTTAATTCAATAATAAATAGTAATACGACTATTGAAGAAAAAACACAGGCTCTTTTAGCATACGCTAGATCATTGGCGACGCATACTCAAACATCAAATCGTATGCTCAATAATCTAAGGATTACAGCTGAAAAATCACTTGAAGATTTAGAAGATGCTAATGAAAATAGAGTAGTTCAAATGCAGGAGATGAACAAAAGTTATGTTTCTTTAAGAGATAACGCTCTTAAAGAAGCAAATATTACATTAGCTGAATTTAAAGCTTTATCAAAAGAGCAACAAGAAGATTTAGGAAAGAGAATGGCAACATTTATAAAATCTTCTGCCGGGGCGGAAAGCTATTTTGCACGCTTTTTTTTAAAAAATAGAATAAAACAAGATTTAGGTATTAGCATTTCTTATGACGAAAAGGAAGTCGAGAAAGAAATGACCGACCTGCAAAAAAAACTATCTGAATATGTAAATGAATATAATAATAAGCCTGAAATAAAAGGGAAAAACGCTTTAAAATTACCAATTGTTACAGCAGAAACAGATGTAGAAGAATATAGAGATAAAATTTTTGCAGCTGGTAAAGCCTTAATTGAAGCAGCGCAGGAAAATGCCAATTCAGTTGAGAATCTTGCACCTCATATAGACAAGAATCAAAAAGTCGCAATTCAGTTAGCAAAATCAGCTGGGGAGGCTCAACAAGCTCTAGCTAAACTTTTTGGATATACGGATAAGAAAGGCGAAAAAGCCGGAGAGACAGCCTATGAGCGTAAGATAAAGGCTCAATTAGACTTATTGAAAAAAATGCAATCTCAATATGAGAAGCTAAGACAGACAATGGGAGAAGAAGATGCTACAAGCACTATAACTTCATCTTTTGGAACAGCTTATCAAAAATTATTCAATAAGCCATTAAAACTAAAATTTGATAAGGCTTCGATAGCTAATGAGATGGAGTCCATTTCTAATACTATTAGTGGTAAATCAGCGGAAGCATTAAAGAGAAGTTGGCAAAATACCATTGGTGAATTACGTTCAGAAATTACAGTTTCAGCGACTCTTGATAATATCAGTGAATTTGAACGTCAAATGGACTCAATGTTTAATAGCTATCAACTGTATATCAAATTGGAGGCTAAAGGTGTTCCTAAAGATCTGATTCAAAATCTGTTTGGCATTGATGTAACTACGTTGGACGATATAGCTAGAGCGTTAGAGGAAAAATATCCCGATGTTACAAAATTAGGAGAAAAAGAACTTGATTCTTATTTCAAGATACAGAAAAAAATAACTGATAATCAAAAGAACGAACTTGAAAGACGTTCTGATTTATTGTATAATTATTTAGAACAATCTGTAGACAAGGTTAAACAAGTACAAAATTCAGGAGCACTGGAAATCAGCTTTGCCACTGATTTCTTTAATAAAGGAAGCTTGAATGCCGAACAATATGCGACAGTCGTTAAAAATGTCACAGAGAAAGTAAATAAGGAAGTTAGCAAGATTAATACAGATAAGTTCAAAGAAACTCCTGAATATATTCAAGCTATGGGGGACTTATCCGCTTATTCTGCTTCTCAATTAGAAGCAATGATAGCTAGAATGCAGGAGCTTATAAACTCTTCTGCCGGAAATCTAAATGCATCAGATTTGAAAGTATATACAGATTTGATAGATAAGATACAAGACAGATTAAAACAGATTAAATCTCCGTTTAGTAAAAATGCTTTTGCAGAATTTAGAGAACTAAAAAGACTACAAGCGGAATTTAATGCAGAAACAGAAAGATATAATCAACTGTTGAGAGAGCAGAAAATTGCTAAAGATAGACTTGAAAGCGCAAAAACAGAAGCCGAACAAGCTAGAGGTAGAGTTGGAATAGATGCGTCCGCAAAAGATGACCTTATAGCAGCTACAGAGAGTTTGCAAGATGCTAATAGTGCTTTAAATAATTCTAATGATAAATTGAACATTTCACAAGGTAAACTGTCTAACATATCCGGTAAAATGGGACAGATACAGGGTGGAATGAGTGCAGCCATGTCAATGATTGACAAGATAGTTACAGGAATATATCAATCTATCAACGCTACCATTGACATAATGAATCAATTTAAAGAACTTCAAGAATCACAAGGCGTTGATACGTCCAAAGGAGGATGGAGAGAAGCGGCACAAGCAGGAGAATTATTGGGTAATGTAAACGAAAAAGTTATGTCCTCTTGGAATAATTTCAAGAGTGGTAATATTGCCGGAGCAGTAGCCGATGCGGTTGGCTCTATAACATCTATTTTCACAACATTAAATAAGCAACATGATGCTAGAAGAGAGCAAACCATTCAAGAGGAAATAAAGCAAGTAGAAAAGCTTCAAAAGGCTTATCAAAGATTAGGTAATGCAATAGAAAATGCATATACTATTGATACTCTGAATATGAGTACTGAAAATGCTCAACGTAATATTCAAGACCAAATAAAGAGTTATCAAAATATGATAGCTGCCGAAGAAGATAAGAAAGATACAGATTGGGATAGAATAGATGAATGGAAAGAAGCTATAATTGATTTGCAAGAACAGGCAGATCAACTTAGGAGTCAGAAACTTAATGAATTAGGAGGTTTTGGTAGCGGAGCAGACATGAAATCTGCCGCAGAAGAATTTGCATCTGCTTGGCTAGAAGCCTATAAAGAAACAGGCGATGGATTAACAGCATTAGAAGATAAATGGGATGAATATATCAATAATGTAATTATGAAACAGTTGGCTCTAAGAGGAATAGAAAAATTCTTAGAACCGATAATGAAGAATTTAAATAATATGATTGGTTCTGATTCATATTTATCTAATGATGAATTAGAAGCGTTGCAGAAACAAATTGAGGAAAAGATGCCTGCTTTAAATGAGTATTTCAAAACAATAACAGAAAATTTCGGTGTACCAATTACTGGTGGAGAGGACAATGGCTCTACTCTTAACAAAGGGATTCAATCAATCACTGAATCACAAGCTGATGTGTTAACTGCTTATGCCAATTCTATTCGTTTCTTTTCAGCAGATTCAAATCTTCGATTACAAAATATAGAAGCTATGTTTAATGGAACTATAGAAAGTCCATTAATTACGGAAATGAGAAATCAAACGATGTTAATTCGTAATATAAACTCTTTATTAGATGGAGTCGTAAAAGCCGGACATCCTGATGGAGGTTTTGGAATAAGAGTTTTTATGGATTAATTTGGATTCCCTTTGGAAATATCGGATATAATATCTATCTTTGCCTAAAAAATGGAATTAAAAGTAATAGTAAAGGTTGGAGATAGATATTATCATCCAATACATGGTTGGTATGAAGTTATAGGTATTGTAGATACTCAAACAGTGACAATAAAGTTTGATAATACACAAACAGTTAGAAACGTTTCAAAATATCGAATACTAAATGGGAGAATAAAGGATTACAAAAGCTCTTTTTATCATCAAGTTGGGGAATCATACACTAATAAATATGGAAGATATGAGATTATTAAAATTCTTCCACATAAAAAGGCTCTTGTAAAATTTGAAAATACAGGAACGATTGTAGAGTCCACTATTTGTAATATTAAAAATGGAAGAGTAAAAGACTTTAATTCTCCTGAAATTTTCGGTATAGGTTATATTGGTTGTTTTAGAAATAATGAAAGAATAAGTAAAGATAGGGCTTATGTTGTTTGGAGGAATATGTTAATGCGATGTTATGATGAAAAAACGCATATTAAGCGTCCTACTTATATTGGTTGCACAGTTTGTAATGAATGGCATAATTACTCTAACTTCAAGCAATGGTTTGATGAGAACTACCAAGAAGGATATTGTCTTGACAAGGATATTCTATTTAAAGGTAACAAAGTCTATTCGCCTAAAACATGCTGCTTTGTACCTAACGAGATAAACTCCATTCTGACGAAAAGACAAAATTATAGAGGGAATCTACCAATTGGAGTACGTTATTCAGATAGTAGACTTAGATATAAAGTACAATTTACAAAATCATCTGATAAAACATATATAGGATATTTTTCTGCTCCCGAAGAAGCATTTGAGGCATATAAAAGGGCTAAAGAAGAGTACATCAAGGAAGTAGCAGAAAAGTATTACAAAGAAGGAGCAATTTCTGAAAAGGTTTACAACGCATTGATGAATTACGAAGTTGAAATAACAGATTAATATTGTTTTCAGGAAAGAGTAGCCGGATTAATTTCCGGCTTTCTTATATCCCAATGATGTTAGTAATTTTCGTATGCCTTCTATTCCTTTTTGATATACAATAGTCTTAAAGTTTATACATATATCTCCATTAGGTTTGGTAAATTGAGTTTCTATAACTCTAAACCAACATGAATCTACATAACGCTGCATCGGCTGATTATTCCCTTGAAGAATTTTATTATCTCTCAAGATTTCAAAAAGTTTGTTTCTTCCAATCCCCATATTAAGAACTTTTGCCACAGTAGCCATATCGCAGGCGTCTTTACTATCAGTTACTTGGTCAAAGAACTCTTCTTTTGGTTTCATTTCTTCAATACGAGCTTGCTGTTTTTCCAATTGTTCGGCTTGTTCAGCAGCTAATCTTAGAGCTTCGGCAAATGTTTTCGGCAAAACCAGATTGTTTATAGCCTTATGAAATACTTGTCGATATACTTCAAATACAGGTCTTACTTTACGAGCTATAAAGAACTCTAAACAAGAAACGGATAATTTGTAATCTACCTTGTTATTCCCACCCCATGAATTTTCTAAATCTTGCTGCGCATCTTTGCGCACCGACTGATAATCAACTCCTTCTATGAATTGGTCATTTGATGTTAATGCTCTTACAGCTTCTTGTTTCCTTCCATAAACAAGCATCCAAACATCATCAAGATTGACGGGAAACTCATTATTAGATTGAGATAATTCAAGTACTGCATTAAAGTACGTTTTCAATTCCTCATTAGAACTTTCTTTTGATAAGATGATATTGTTCATAATAGTATAAAAAGAATGTTCCGAAAAGAGCCACAACACATCTTTCCGGAACACTCCGCTAATAAATTAGCAATTTCTTCTTGTCAGTTGTGGTTGACGCTGCAAATATACTACAAATTTTCTCTATTCCAAAACTTATCTAAGTCTTTTGGTAGAATTGGTTCTATTTTTTTCAGTAAATCTTCATAAATAGAAGTATATACCTTGTGAAATTTCAATCCATTCTTTATTTTAGCACACAACTTCTTTATTCCTCTAGGTTGTCGAGGATATATTTTACTGATTGTTAGTGGAGACATTTCCAACTTATAATGTAATATATAAAAAAGAAAAGCTCTAGCTGATATTACATCTTCTGTTCTTTCTTTATTTATAATCTGTTGTCCTGTTACTCCAAAATGTGAACAGATGATTTTCTCAATCTCTTCTATTTTATTTTCTACATCAATGTCTAATTTCATAGTGTACTATTATGGACACAAATGTACTAATTAGTACACTATTATCCAAATATATTCGGTAATATTTAATAATACGTTGATAAATAACATAATACAAGCACTAAAATACTGTATAGTATATCTTGTAGATAGTTTATGGATTAATTCCGTGATTCTAATGGTGGAATCTATAACTATTAAAAAGTAATATTTATGTCAGAAAATCGAACAGTGGTTTACACACCTGATGCAGGGAGTGGAAGCGGAAGTGGAATGATGGCTATGCTTGCTCCACTTTTGCAACAGAAGGGTATTGATCCTAACTTGTTAATGGCTTTGAATAGCAAAGGAAATGGAAACGGTTTTGGTGGAGATGGCTCATGGTTCTTATGGATTATCTTCTTGTTCTTCCTTTTCCCTCTTTTCGGTCGTAATGGTTGGGGTAATAATGGTTGTAACGATGGTGGAAATGGTGGCGGATATGGTGTCGCTGGTATTCCAAATTTGATTAACAATGATGCAGGAAGGGAATTACTAATGAGTGCTATTCAAGGAAATGGTCAGGCTATTAACACTTTAGCTACCAATTTGAATTGTTCGGTTGGACAAATTCAACAGTCTATTAATGGCGTTATGACACAAATTCAAGGTGTTGGTAATCAAGTGGGTATGTCAAGCCAACAAATTATCAATAGCATTCAATCTGGAAATTGTCAGATTGCACAGGCTATTGCAGATTGTTGCTGCAAGACACAGAATGCTATTACTACGCAAGGTTATGAAAATCAGTTGTCTATTTGCAATCAGACCAATACATTGGTTAACACTGCAAATCAGAACACTTTGGCTTTACGTGATGGAGCAACTGCTAATACGCAAGCTATCTTGTCTAAATTGGATGCTATGCAGAATCAGAACTTGCTTGATAAAATTGATAAGCTTCGTGAAGATAAGAGTACTTTGCTTGCTCAAATTTCTAACGATGCACAGACAAGAAATATTCAAGCTTTCCAAGCTCAAACTATTGCGCCTGTAAATGCTGCTCTTAGTGATTTAAGTGCTCGATTGGCTAAAATTGAATGCCGTCAACCGGAAACGGTAACAATTCCTTACATTCCGGCGATGGGTAGTATGATTCCAGTTAATTATAGCGTGCCTGTAAATGTGAATGCGACACCTTATAGTAACTGCGGCTGCTAAGTATTGGTTTTAGATAAAGCGTTCTTTGACATGTTAGTAAGTTTTTTGTAATCGGATAAATACATCCATTGGAAACCTTTATGAGATTTAGCTTTCCCTTTACAGCAATCACAAATATGATGTTGGGAATATCCATCTCTTTGGGCTTCTGATTGAGAAGGATATATTTTAATAGAATTATCCTTATTTATTCTAACAACAGGTTTAGATAATGAATTGTTTTTTTGATTAATCTCTCTTTTTTTTATATTTAGTTTAGATATAGGATTTGACATATTCATTTTTTGAGTGCACCATCTTAAATTAGATACATTATTATTTTGAGGATTACAATCCAAATGGTCTACAATTGGATAACCTAGAGGATTAGGAATAAAAGCTTTTGCCACTAAACGATGAACTAACATCCTTTGTGTTATTCCATTCTTGTTTAAAAAGACAGAAGTGTATCCTCTCTTATCAAAAGAAAAAGAAAGCTCTTTTTGAGGAACTGTTCTAATCCTTTCCCCATATTGAATTTTTCTTTGAAGAGATAAAACTTTTCCATAAGAAGAAACACTATATTCTTTTTCATATCCATATATAGGAGCCCATTTTTCATTATCTGAATTATTATTATTATTGATATTTCCCATACAAAATTCTTACTAATTGTTAAAGTCACATTCTTGTCTATCCCGATACAAAGATAGTAAAAATTTAAAGAAAGGAAAATTATTATGTATGGAAATCCTTTAAATCCGTTCAATCCGTATTGGTGGACAGGTGGTCCCGGTCCAGCTATTCCGACAAGACAACGTTCTTGTTTGAAACAACTCTGTATATTTGAGTTGCCGACAACAAATGTGGCTCTCTCGGAAACGACTGTGGATTATGGAATTGACAAATGTCTGTATAATCAACTTCCTTGTGAATGTTATGTAACGGTACAAATCAACCAAGCTGTTCCGGCAGGTGGAGAAGCATTTCCTATAACGATTGCTATTCCAACTTCCAATAACAGCACAAATGTAGGAAGTTCTTCTTCTAATAATGGTGAAAGTAAGGTAAATGTTATAGACCATAATAGTTCTAATGTCATTGGTTCTGATATAACAAACTCTAAAGAGGTATTTGCTTTTATCAACAAACGAGAAGGAATTATACGTTTTGTTAATTTCCAAACGGGTGGAACAGCCCCTGCTCCTTCATCGGTAGCAAGTAAGTGAATTTATAGACGGGAGTAGAATCCCGTCTATGTAAAACAAATTAAAAAGTTTATTATATGTTTTCATCAAGTAGACAAGGTGGTTTTATATATGTTCTTTCCAAAGGAGAAAGACCGACAGTTAAGATAGGACAGATTGAGTCTGTAAGTTCACCTGTTCCTAAATATCCTACTTATAATCCATCTGTACCTTATAGTCCTCAACCAGAGATGCTTATAGATATTAAGGTCAGATGTGGTGAAGAAGTCTTAGACTTTCAGAAATTACCAGCAAACGGAGAGATGTTTGCTTATCCAAATGTGATTGTTTCCGAAAAGAAGGAAGCTATTATTTCGGAAGTTGAAGCAATGATGCAAACTAGTAAGCAAATTGTAGAAAGCGTTCCATATCATAAATCTGTTATAGAATCTTGTGATAGTATTTTAAAAGAACTAAATCCTCAATTTGCTAAAGAGAAGCAGCAAGAAGATAGGATTAATTCATTGGAACAAGAGGTTAAATCCGTAAAAGATGGATTGGGAGATATAAAATCTCTTTTGATGGAAATGAATACGTCTAATAAACCCAAAACAACAAATTCTAAATAATAATATTATGGGAATGATTGAAATAATGGAAGGCGAAAGAAAAGGCGGATTAGGAAAAGCCTTTAAGGACTTCAAAGAGAGTCTTGAATGCCTAAAAGAAGATTTCGAAACCCTTTGGGACGAAATGGAATCAATGGGAGAACGTAGCGGACAAGGCGGTGGCTCCTATGGTAGTGGAAGTCGTGGTGGTAGCGGTTCTTATGGCAACCGTTATGACGAATACGAAGATGAAGAGATGATGGGCGAAAGACGGGGCAGACGCTCACGTTCACGCAGACGCTAGTATTAATTAGGGCACTATAATTTTTAGTGCCCTACAAACTTTTTAATTATGTATAAAGGAGCAAGCTTTGATTTATATGATAATATCCCGGAAGATATGCGGATTTATCTACAAAATTATGGGTTCAACTTTTCTAAAAAAATGTGTGATTTTGCTGTATCTATGATGAAAACTAAAGAAGGGAAAATCACACCAATACCGAAAGAAAAGTATGATGAATTACTTAAACGATATGGTGTTGAACTTGAAAAAGATAATGGTTATAATGGGTTGTATGTTCTGCACATGGCTAAGGCGGATTATTGGGGAACGGTAATTACATCGGAAGATCAATTAGCCCATTTTATAAAAGCGTATATTGATGACCCTGATTATCCATCTACAGAAAAAGCTTTTAGGCACTTTTTAGCAGACATGTATGGTTTTGGAATAGCCATTAATTGGGAAGATATGCTTTAATTTTAGGCACTTAAAATGTGCCTTTTTTAATATTATGGAAATAAAAACAATATATTTATCTAAATACGATTGGACTGTCACTATCTTTTATGATTATACTTGCAAATATTTTGAAGATGTAATAGAGGAATTAGAATATATCGAATGTGGAGAAGAGTCTCTTAAAAGAGCTTATAAAAATCTAACTACATGTGGATATAATAATGGACTTACATTTTCTAATCACTTAGCGCATAAAAGTGTAATTGTTATAGGTAGAACGAGCAGTGCAAAGGAGTTTGAAAAAACTTGGTCTCATGAATCAGGACACTTAGCAGACCATATATGCCTTACTTATGATATAAGCCCTCATGGTGAGGAAATACAATATTTAGGTGATTACATCATAGATAAGACATGGGATTCGGCAAAGAAATATTTATGTGATTGTTGTAACACCAAAAAGAAGTAAAATGAAAAACAAAGATTTTAAGAAAGCATTACAGAGTGATAAACCTATCAACTCTATGTTTGCACTTATTCCCGAAAAGCAAAAGAAGTCTTTTATGAAATTTGCAAAACAATTTGGTTTCACAGAGGAAAAGATAAATAGTATTCTCCAAAATGAGAAATAACACTGCCTATGAAAATCAAGAAGGTTAAATACGATGCGATAAAGTTGGCTATTCTTAGAAAAGAATATTTGATTAATCAAGCCATCAATGACTTATTAAGAGATTTGCCTCATTGTGATTTTGAGAAATTAAGATTTCAACTTACAAATGAAATTATGGAGTTGCAATCACTAAAAAGCGAAGGGGCTAAATAGCCCCTCTTCTCTAAAGTTTCAATACTTGTTTTCTTTGTCTTGATGATGAATAAGATACATGAATCCATGACATTTTTTTTTCATCAATTAATTGGTCAAATGGTAAATTTAACTTTTGAATTAATTCAAATAATTTTTTATTTTCTTCTACTGAACCAACGTCTAAATCTGCTGCTTCTCCCTTTTGATGTTGGCTTGTAGGAACTCCACCTACTTCTTTATTTAATTCTACATTTCTGAAACCACTACTAACAATAATAGGTTTACCATACGCTTCTCTTAAAGGGTCTAAGACTTTATTAATCAACGCCTCTAAGTTTCGTTTTTGCTCATCATTAGGAATATTTTTTATCCCTTTTGCATCGGCTGTATTTGACCGACATAATTCTTCAATGCTAAAATACTTCCCCATGTTTAATCTTTATTTTCATTACGTGTGTTATATTTCTTCAATGCAAGTTCGCTTATATTATTATCTTTGATATATTGATTGCGTCTTTTTAGAGCATCTTCTAATGTTCTAAACATGCCGACATCAATACTTTTAGCACCGTAATATACACGAACCTTATACCTTATCGGGTTTTTAAGACGAGGTATTATTTTGCGGTAGATCCATTTATGTCCTGTATTACTCATTTCTTAAACAACAATTTTAATTCTTCAACACTAGCCTTATGATAATTATCTGTATCATTATCTTTGGGTAGATACAAAAATTCGATTCCTGATAATCCTCCTTCTAATTCGTTATCATGATATATACCCCAATCTCCTTTACTGTTAGTAAAGACTTGTCTGTCATCGGTATCATCTCGGAGTGCAGCAATAAAATAGAATAATTTTTCATTTTCACCGCAATCAATATCGTTTTCTTCTTTTTCAGATAAAAAACGCTTTAATTCCTGCTCCAAAGGAAGATTGTAACACTCATCAGGATAGCCAATGCCATGAATAGATTGGGTAGGAATATATATATCAAGCCATACGGCTCTATCGAAATAGCAGCAAGGACAAATATGATAACCAAGTTCCTTTAGTTTATCTAATATTTTCTTGTTGTTTGCTCTTAAAAAAGCTTTTTGAATAAATCCCATATCTATTTCCTCCCTGTACTACCTATTCCGTTTAAACCTCTTTCTTTTTCATTTAGCTTTTCAACTTCTACAAAGTCTATTTTAGGAGTTAACCCAATCTTCAACTGGGCTACTCTATCTCCTACTGAATATCGTTGTAAATTTGTTAATACGTGATAGAAGATAGCGCATATCTCATTAGTGTAGCCTTCATCCACTGTACCGACAGAGTTAGTCATAATCATCCCTGTCTTCCAAATACTGCTTCTTGGTCTTATATCAATGGATAATACATATCCGCCTTTCCGCATAGTCTTAATATAGTCTTCATCTATTTGGAAAGCTAATCCCAGTCCGTACTTATACACATTTGGTGCTATCTCTTCGCATGAAGTAGCATATAGGTCATAACAAAAATCGTCATCGTAATGTTTAACTGGAATCTTTGCATCAGGATGCGTTTTCTTAAATTTTACTTTCATCTTCTTTATCGTTTAATTGTTGAGCTTTAATAATACATTCACCAATAATATTTGGGTTTTGATATGCATCTACTAGATTCTTATATGCTTCTACACATTCAGGGCTATCATTGTAGTTTATATCTTCCGATTTCCTAAACACCCATTTTACAAGGTTATTTATTATATCCAACAACTCTTGCTGTTTGTAGTGCCTCAAAGCAATAGAATCCTCTGCAAATTTAATACATTCTTTTATTCTATTCGATATTTCGATAATAGAAAGTTTCGTCATTGAGCGTGCTAGTTCTACCAATGATGCAAAATAGGGATTTTCGACACCTTTTATTGTAAATAGATAATCCTCTAAAGCTTGACGATATTTGAATAAAAGAGGCTGTATGTAAACGTCCAAATTATCGTTGAAGTCTGCATAAACTGTTCCACTGGAAATAGTCAGGTTATTAACTTCCTTTTGATACCAATTTACCCTTTTCTTTGCGGCATAAAATAGTTTCTTGGTTTCTTTATCTTTATTTTTAATTGATGGTTCAATATCCAAAACGCAACAGTTGCACATTTCATTTAGAGCCATTACCTGATAAACACTTACTAGCAATATTTGGTTAGGCTTCATTGGTACTTCCTCCGGCTCTATTACATAATTAATTAATGAATTATATGCTTTAATATCTATTTTATCTTTCCATTTATTTGCTAATTCCTTAATGTATTTTTCTTTCTCTTTTTTATATGCTTCAAAAGCTTCTTTGGGAGAATTAAAATTACCAATTATAACAGTTTTACCATTAATATGTAATGAAGCTCTATATTTGTTATATCTAGTTTTATAAACTCCTATTGGGAGGTCATAAATTCTTTTACTTTTATTTTGGAAAATGATATTTATTTCTTTTGGTACAAAGCAGCAAGTTTGTGGAGAATAAACCTTATTCCCTCTTATTATTATATCTTTATCTAATTGAAATCCTTCTATGTAGTTCTCATCAAACCACTTTTTGAAGTTGGAAAAGTAAAGCCATTCGTCACAAACTGTACAACCTTCATAAGTAGGCTTATTTTTTTGGTAAATATATGAATAACATCTCCGAATCATACTATACCATACAGTATATGATTTATATTCTATTGTATTTTTCTTTATAATATTATTATAGTCAAATATTGCTACTCCAAAAATCTTATTTTTTTTATGCCTTCCACAAATAGGACATCCTTGACCGTTAATATGATTATTAGGAGATTGCCAATAATCTCCGTGTTCTAAACAGGTGATGCAAACTTTTGTTTTAGCATCAATATATTTAACTTTTGAATAATCATACTTATTGCCATGTACTTTAAGAGCTTTTTCAGTAAATCTGCTCTCATATTTACTTATCAATGATTTTATTTCTTCCTTATTCATATTCAACAATATATTAACTTGTTATTAATACAAACTCTCTATCTAAATCAATACAATGTTTTTTCTCATGACATTTATTACATAATACTTCCAAGTATTTATCTTTATACTCCCAAGCCATTTTACCTTTTATATATTTTAGATGATGAATCTGTAAATTTGAGGTAGAACCGCATTTACTGCATATTGCTCCCTTCTTTTTAAGAATTTGCAAACGTCTATCAAGCCATCTCTTATCTTTCAACTGCTCATTATAAGAAGGGTATCTTTCAACCTTAAAAGTATGAGTTGATATAATTCTCTTCTTTCTTTTTTTACATTGTTTTTTAGGATATATATAGGCTTTATAATCATCATTTAAAGCGTGCTTCTTTATCCATTCTATTTGTTCTTTAGTATATTTAGTATTAACTTTCATAATAGATGTATTAATCAATATTCCAAGAGCTTGAATTTAGCTGAAAGAGTGTAAATCCCCTTTAGAGAAAGAAATAAATTTCCCTAAAATCAAATTTACACATGAAGTTATCCAAATTCTAACAACATTCCTGTCGCCATCATTCCCTTCAATCGTGGCAGATTACTAATATAGATGAATCTACTTTTAGAACTTATGTGTCTATACCACATGCACGCTACTGTTCCAAATCCCCTGCTGCCTAAACGTGCGCTTTACTCTTGGCGAAAGACTTATTAATCGAGGTTTCTAGCCGATACAAAAATAAGCCGTATTAGAAAAATCCAATACGGCATAAAAAAATCCGTACTGTCAAGGTAGTGAGAACAGTACGGATTTAAGAATATATTTTTGTTACTTAAAAAAAAGTCTATTAATATGTCCGTATTAGCTCACTACTTCTAATACATCGGCAAATATCCGAATAATATTTCATACTACCAAATTTATTCGTCTCTTTTTTCATTTTCTTTATTTTCAAGAATAATAATATGGCTATGTCCTTTCCCTGCCGACCAGCTATCTCCTTTAATGACTGTATAATCTTTAAGAGAGTTTTCTGCGCATTTAACAAAGTCATCGACTCCATCAAAGATTAATGGTTCTTTATTCTCTAATTTTTTCTTTGGTCTATTTAAGAACTTATAAGTTTTATCTCCAAGATAAGTTAAGACACGACCGATAAACAGTCCTATAATGAATGCTAAAAAGTTTCCTATTGTCATATTATTATAACGATTTTAGAAGTTCCTCTTTTGTAGAATATAAAAATGTTTCAGATAACCATATATTACCTCCATTAAATACGTATTGAATATACATATTATCTACATCTATTCGTATATTTTCAACTTTATTTGATACACATTTATTGTCATGCATAAACCAAACTGTATCTCCAATATCATATTTTGTACTTATTGTCATAAAACTACATCTTTAACCGGTTAATAATGTCTTTTATTTCTTCCGAGTTGATATGTCCTCTTCCTTTTGGTTGAAGGAGCATATCTGCAAACAAGTCGGCTACAACGTTATTGATAAATTCTTGAAGTAAATGCTTGGCTAAATAATCATCATCATTTATTTTTTCTATGTGTGATATTATCTTGGCAAGCATTTCATTGTTTTCTTTCGTTAGCCGAAGAAGCTCATTTATCTGTTCATCACTCATGGCATTATTTTATAATCGCAAACGTCATCTTTCAATATTAACCCATTGCTTTGAACGGTAGAATACAAATGGATTATAACCTGCGTATCATCTCTGTTGTCGATATAAACTTCTTGCCAAAGCTTTGCTATTTGTTTCATTGTTTTTTCCAGCTTGTCTTTGCCTATATCTCCATATCCGATCCATTGTTTTTGTTCTAACAAAGAGATATGTTCGTCTTTCGCCCAATGATAAGCGGATGCTTCTAATATATAAATATTTTTATTTTCCATATTTTTCTTTAATTTGCTCCAAAGTTATTCTCATACCTTCTTGTAATCCTTTCGAATAGGCATCTTGTCTTTCTCCAAAATTCCAAAGTATATATGTAATAAGAAGTAGAATCATACATACTACTCTATGCCACATCGGTAGTTTGATACTAAATGGAGATAAATTTATCTCCATGTGTCCAACAAAGGCAGCAACTATTACAAAGGCTATAATCATTAATATTAAATCTTTCATACTTTATTATTTTTTATTACTTGCTAAGTAATCTTCTTCTGATAGTTCAAATATACCTGTAATTATCACATTATCGCACTCTTTTTTCACTTCTATGTAATGTTCAACTTCCTGTATAGACAGATCACCAGTGACGGTGTATAATTGTCTCCCATATACATATTCATTGTGCTTGATAGCTATGTAAGGGAATAAAAAGAATCTTGTTTTATTCATTTTCATCTCCTATGTATATTAATTGTTTCCCCCATAACTTGATTGTTTGCACCTTACCTTTTTTTATAAGATCATAAACCCATCTACGCTTAATCCCTTTTAAAAAAGCGTATGTGTCAATAGTAACCCATTTGTCAGTATCTATCATCATAAGTTTTTTCTCCTTCCATATTCGGCTATTAATAATCCATCTCTATCGGGGTGTTTGAAATCATCAAACATAGGAAATAGCCTATTACCTATATCTAATGAGGCTTTCTTTTGTTCTTCACTTCCGACAATTCCTTTAGGCAGCAATTCTTTTTGCCACTCTTTGCTATCAATGAACATATATTTAAGACCCATAGTTTCAATCATAATTAATTCTGCTTCATGGCATCTTAGTGCAGATGTTGTTGCGGTAAATCTGCTCGGATTTACCAAAGGTCTTTCCATTAATACAACAATATCATTCCTATTGTAAGAACTAAATAGATTCATGAATGCACTATAATCAAGACGAGTGATATTTTTCTTAGATTTTGTATAGTCCTGTTCTTGTTTTGTTGGTGTTTTTACAAAAAAAGGATAAATATCCTCTCCAACAAATCCAATACTTCCACTTACACCATTATCTAAACCGCAATATATTTTATTCATTTTCACAATATTTTTTGATTATTTTATCACTTATACGTTTATCTATCTTTCCTATTGAAAGGAAATACATTACTCTCTCTTTAATATATCTTTTTTTAGCTTTCACATAAGCAAAACTCGCTTCTTCTTTAGAATTGTACCTTCCAAGTGTTTTATTCCTAAAAACAGATTTATATTTCCCATTTATTTTATCGTAATGCACACCTATAATTCCATTATTAAAACGTTCTATTTGTGACATTAATATATTAATTTCTCTTGGTACAAAACAACAAGTTTCAGGAGAATAGACTTTATTTTTTGAAAATATATCCTTATCTAGTTGTGTACCTTCAATATAATTTTCATCAAACCACTTTTTGAAGTTGGAAAAGTAAAGCCATTCGTCACAAACCGTACAACCTTTGTAAGTAGGATGCTTAATATGTGTTTTTTCATCATAGCATCTTTGTAGCATACTATGCCAAACAGAGTAGCTTTTAATATCTCTACCATTTCTGTATGTAATATCATCGTAATCATTTATCCCATTATTAAATATTAGTTTTTTTGATGAGCATCCACAACTTTTCGTATTCCCATATATTACTGATTTTAAATCAACTAATACTATTTTCCCACAAGAGCATTTACATTCCACTCTTTTAATCTTTTCTATTACCCCATTTTTCCTTTTATACAATCTAGGTTCTTTATAAGATAGAATAGTTAATCTATTAAAAGTTTTCCCTATGTAACATTTATTCTCCATATCCCATCATTCTTCATTTTTCTTTTTATCCATTATTTGCCATAATAAATTAACAGGTAGTATATTCTTATTATACCCATTTTTTATTAATTCCATATTCTTTGCTAAATCCCTAGAATCAATAGGGAAATAATAGTATATAGAATTTTTATTTTCCGCTTCTATCGTCATATCTATTAAAGATTGTAGATAGTCTCTAAGTTTAAAGTAATTAGGATTCGCCATTTAAAATTCCTCCTTTTTTAGTTCTACAGTGATACCGCTATCTGCAAATATAGCTCTAAATCCTGTCTCTTCAAATATTCTCTCACCAAACTTTTTTTCATCGCTATTTTGGTTACTTAAATGAATTCCTATCACTGCCTTTAAGTTGTGAGATTTATGCCTTTTAATAACTTCGATAGCCTGTTCCAATGATAAGTGATTTTCAGATGCACTAGACGACCATTCATCATGTATCGCATTATTTACAATCACATCATTACTATAATTAGTTTCAATCATTAAAACATTTACACCTTTCACCTTATATTTAAAACAAGAACAATCAGTTATAAACAAGACTCTCATTCCATCAGGGCAATCTATTATATATGAATAACATTGTGCATTATGAGGAACTTCAAGACATTGTACTTCAAAACCTCCAATACGATATTTAGTTTTAATAGAAAGTTCAACCACGTCAGGAAATATAGACTTTGTTTCTTTATTTGAATAAACGGATATTGCTCTTAATATTAAATTAGGAATATCTAAAGAATGGTCTGAATGACTTCATCGGTGGCTGACTAAACAGCCAACCACCCTACCTCCTTCCCAATTTATAGCCGGAAGTATCTTATTTTTTAAAGATACACCTGCTTCAATTAAAAGGATTTCGTTATTACATTCAAGGATATACGCATTTCCTTTACTACTACTCCCCACTATCCTTAGAACCGTCATATTATTCTTCTTTTAATCCAAAATCACTCCAATCACAATTTCTATCTTTCAATACGTCTATAAGTTCGCTGTCGTCAAGATAGTCAAGGGCTATATCACAAAACTCTGCTTTTTCTTTTACAGACATTGAATCAAATAAGTCTTGTATATTAATACTAACTGTTACATCTACGTTCATGGTTGTATCTTTTTAAAATAACTATTAATCTCTTCCTCTTTTATCCACCAATGAGATTTATCACCATATTCATCAGTTATACAACCATCATTTTCTGATAAGTATATTTCCCCTTGAAAATAAGTAATCTCATTTTCTTCACCATTCATTATTACATCTTTGATACATAGAAATTGGTCTCCTTTATGTATTCCTCTTTTTTCTGATAATTCATAATTTCTATATTTATCGTATCGTTCGAAATAATTCTCACAAAAATTTAGGGAATTATGATTTACCAATTCCTCTTTGAACTGTTCATCAGTCATTGGAATCAACTCCTCATTAGACATGTATATTCGATACTTCCGCATATACAATTCAATACCTTTACATACACACTTTGCGAGGAAATTTTCAATTAAATTCTTCATACTATTTATCTTTTTTAGTAACAATATCAAATCTTTCCATTAAACACTTCGCTGCTATCTCAATGACAGTTCTATTGAAGCTATTATCCTTGAAATAACCGGAATCATAAACTATACGTCTAATCATTTGTTCGGGATTCTCTCTTGCAAAAGCATCTTCTGCTAACTTTTTAGCTTCTATTCTAACTGCATCTTCAATCCATTCTCTAATATCTTCTTTCGTAATACCAAGCTCATTAATCATGTAGTTACGAAACATTAACCATTTGTCATTCTTCCCTGCCATATCTATATCTAATTAAAAAGTCCCATCCGAATAGGTATTACTACCTAAACAAAATGGGACTAAGTTGATTTATTTACAAAATATCTGCTCCATCATCTATCCAATCAGGATACATTTCTTTCCATGAAGAATCTATTTCATCATCCATGATTAAAACGGACGTTCTTTAATTTGTTCTTTCTTTTCCTCTTTGGTTGTTACCGAGTCACCTGCATTTGCACCATTAAGTTCTTCTTTGTTACCTAATGTGGATGCATCTACAGTTTCCGTTACTTCTTCATATTCTACAACCTCACCTACTTGTTCAGTGCTTAGTTGCTTCAAATTACTATTTGTTTGTTCCTCATTATCATCGTCGTCAAAAGCTTTTAATTCAGGAGTGGAATTTATAATCATTGTGCATCCTGAATTTACAAGTGTCTTTTGCAGCATTTTCTCATCAAACTGTTTATGCGTTGCTTGCTCCCTAGATGAACTTTTAGACCATGCAGCCAATATTTGTTTACGAGTCATTTCATAAAGATACATTTCTCCATCTTTAGATGGCAAATATATATATCCTCCTATAAAATCTTTATCTAGGTTTTCTAATTTTTGTACGTGTTTCAAAAGTTTCTTCTTACCTGTCTTAGGATCAACTTCTGTTACATATTCATCCCCTTCTCTAATTGAGTGTGGCATTGGCTCCCAGTCAGGGAATATGCGTTTTACCATAAGTACATTCCCAAAATATCCGGGGTCTATACAAAGTTCTGTTCCACGAACTACAGCGTAAGCTTGATTATAAGCTAAATTCAATCCTTTTGTAGCCATTTTAAAAAGTGCTGAACTAATGCTTGCAGGATCACAAACCTCTAATGCCGGACGCTTATCCTTATCTTTCAACTCTTGTAACTTTAGAACGCTCATCTTGATAGCATTCACATAGTTATAATCTTTAGGGAAATTGAAATTAGCTTGGGCTAATTCATTCAATCTTCCAATTACTTGGTCGCCAATATTATTTCTTAAAGCGACATTTTTTTTCTCTTCTGCCATTATTTATATTTATTATTGATTAATTTTCTAATGAAATCTACACCCTTTTGATAAACTAAAGTCTTGAAATTGATACATTCTTCATAGTTTTTAGTATATTTCTGCTCTATTACTCTGAAATATCCTAAATCTTGATAACGCTGATACGGAATGTTATTATTCATAAGTACTTTTTCTTGTCGAAGAAATTCAAATAGGTTATTTCTTCCCATTCCTTTTATTCCAAGAACTTTAGCAACTTCTAGCATAGGAACAGCATCTTTACTATCTGCTACCGCATCGAAAAATTCTGCTTTAGGAGCTTGTTCTGCAATCAATGCTTGTTGTTTTTCGATTTGTTCAGCTTGTTTAGCTGCTAATAAAAGAGCTTCTGAATATGTCTTAGGTATATAGTTTTGAGCTTTCTTTTCACATTCCAAGAAATAGTCTCTAATTTTATTCCCCTTCTCTGTCTTAGACATCATTGCAATTTTCTTTGCAAATGATACAACTAAAGCATAATCAGATACTTTGTTACCCTCGACATCAATGTCGAACCCTACCCAATCTTCGTTTTCGACAGCAAATGGATTGTCTAAAATATTAGATTTAGCCCATCTTGAAAATTGTCCATCAGCAAGTTCTAAGCTTTTATACAATTCTCGTGCAGAAACGACCTGCTTTCCACTCTTTTCTGTAATTTTGATTAATTCATTCATATTACCAACATTATTTGTGAGCCAACAATAAGGAAGAAAGGGAAACCTGTTGGCATATCTTTCAGTGGGAGTACTAAATCCACCTATCCCTTTCATTCCACAAATATAGAGATATTATTTATTATATCCAATAATCTCTACATCAATTCCATTAACTTTAAACTTCTGTAACACATCAGATGTTCAGAAAGGAAGGTCATCAGTAACATCATTATTCGTTTTTTGAGTTGAATAACTTTGTCTATTTTGAGATGGTGGTGGAGTTGGTGCGATTTGTTGCTGTCTTGCTTCACTTTTCTTCTTTACGCTCCATGCTTTTATAGATGTATACCAACGTCCCTTAAATTCTCTGGATTCAAGATTTACTCCAATACTAACAACATCTCCGATTCTAATGTTCGCTTCTTTAATCTTGTCTGCTCCCAAAATAGTGAAACAAATATTTTTAGGATAGTTATCGTCTGTCTTTAATACAAAATCTTGGCTAACCCATTCACCTCTCTGTCCCACACCTCTAGTTTCGGGGAGTATTGCAGTAATTTGACCTTCAATATATATTGCTTCCATTATTATTTGCTATTATATGGATAAACGTCCATTATTTTACTATCAGATACACTTTCGATTCTATAATCAGCCATTGTACCTTTCATGTGTTCGTCTAAGTTCTTTACAGCTTGTCTTAAATCTGCTGCTTGTACAAGCATATTGGTTGTCGTAGTCTTTTCAGCCCCAGTCTTTTCGTCTAAGGTGATATACCCAAGTTTACACTTGAACCAAGTATCATCAGCTTCATTATCGCTTGGAACTACTTCTGCGTATTTTGTATCTACCACAGCTTTTATCGAAAAATCGCCACTGATAAAGGGAGACATTTCTTCTATTAGTCTAGCTTCTGCTTCTGTCACAGATAAGGCATCAATTAGATATTTTTCTGTAACTTTTCTTTCTTTCCCGTTCTCCATTACTTTTTCGTATTTCAGAGAACCTAAAAACCATTTTTCCATAATAATGTTTTTTTAAAATGTGAATATATAAAACTAACAATCGCAAATTTTATTATCTACTTCTTCTTCTTCTCTTCGTTGATTAAACCGTTAAAGATTTCATCATGGCACTTATTTACGAGTCTACATAAGTATTCTCGAAGGTGTCTCCACTCCACCTCTACTCACTACTTGCATATAGCTTTCGTGAGATACTTTTCTTAAAATTCCTATCGCTCCGTTAAGGTCAGCATTCAGGATTTTCCCTGTACTGCTACGGTATAGACCTCTTTTTATTCGCTTACCCAAGTAACTATCATGGTGACACATCTCTTCTCCGGCATAGTGGTCAACTTTAGAAGTATAGCTTTCCTCTGTTATGACTACTCTTATTCCCACTTCTTCGGATTTATACTGTATCATGGATATAAGCTTTTCAAATGGTATGCTTACAAAGTTCTGATTGTTTCTCTTTCCCATATTGCAGTTTTGCTTCCAGTCTTTATTGTTTCCTATTACAATAGTACTGATATGATGTTCTATACAATAGTTTACAATAAAACGTGATGCTTTGTGCATATAGTCTTTTACTTTACAATTTCTCTTTAATGTCAGCTTACCTATTCTATTACTCGTACCTCTGTTTCCTATATAGCTCATGAGTAATGCTTTTTTCTTGTTAAAGTATTGGTTAATGGATTTCAACGGTCTGCCATTTACGATAAAACTCTTGTGATTGAGTGAATCGCATGAAGTTACAAGATTATTCAATCCTAAATCAATACTCAAATAAGAATCCGGATCTAGTCCGGTGGTTTCAATACTTTCCTTTTCATATACTACTTCTATTATGTGGCAACTACATTGAGGTATAATCCTCACTTGGCATAAGTTACTTACTTTGGTTCTTAATGGGTTGATATTCGTTTTCTTTGGGAAATGTATATATCCATCTTTCAATTTGCATTGTTGCGAGGTAAATACTACCACATTTCTTCCTTTTTCTTTATGCTTATACTTTGGCAATCTTGGTCTACCATTTAGCTTATCCTTGCATTTACATAACTTAAAAAACGACTTCCAATTTTTAAATAGCAACTTAATTATCTGTTGACTAGTCTGCGCAGGCAATTCGATATAGTCAGCTTGTTTCTCTTTAGCAAGCATTGTAGTAACTTCATATTCAGACAAGATCTTCCCATTCTGCGTAAACTCCTGACGTATCAGATAATTCACGTAGTTGTACAAGTTCTTGGATAAAAAGCAAAGATTATCCAAATTCTTATCTCCAATGATAATATGTCGTTCTACTCGCTGCATACGCAAAGATAGTCAATTATGTGTTAAGTTGTATTTAAGTGCCCTTTCCGTATTGTTATTTTTTTAACGCATCATCTATTGACACTCTGTTTTTTTTAACTTTTGTATATTCAGTGCTTCTTATTATATTTCCACACCAAGTATTAGTACTTTGTCCTAACATTTCAAGCTCTTTATTTTTTTTCTTGGAAGCTTTAGGGAGTAAGCCGTATACATAACCATACTGATTAGGCTTTTTCTCAACAGCTTTCAATGTCAGTATGTACTCCCCTTTTCTGTTCCTATATATTGTATTAAATCTTAGTGGGATAAAAATACCTTTTTCCTCCACCCCACCCACCTCATCATTAGTTATGATAACCCCATTCAGTTCAGATAGGGTTACATTTACACTTAAATTGTTATTCATTTTCCTATTTCTATTTTCTTAAATATACGTTTATACCACGGAAGATTATTGAGATGAATGTATGTAAAGTATAATTCTCTATATCTTTTTTTCTCTGATTCTAGTTCTTCTAGTTCTTCTTTAATTTTTTTCATTATATTATCTGAATCTTCAATCAAGATATTAAAATGATAACCATTAATATCTATCCTAGAAATAACCCCCTTATTGCTATTCAGAGCAACCGTGATAGCAGCTAGATCTTCTCCGCTAATTAAATAATCTCCTTTTAAATTATATTTATCAGGAAATTCACCATTTATAACTTCAACCCCGTTAACTTTGTAACTAAGTTCGTCACCATCAAAATATACACGATTTAAATTTTCACTCATAACTTCTTTTTTTATCTATTAATAATTTTGCAATATCTTCTTTTAATAAACCATGTTCGTCAAGCTTAGCTACGATTTGAGATGCAAAAAGTAGGTCATATCTTTGTTTCATCTCATCTCCAAACTTTTTAGCTAATTCTTTAATTTGATTTTCGGCACTTCCATACCCACAATTTCCATTAAATTTTTTCTTAATCCAATCTTTAATAGGAATTTTATTATCAGAATAACTGTCTACTCTTATTTCCCCTGTTGAAATAACATCAGCGACAAGAACTTGTATTTGTTCTTTAAGTGTCTCTTCTATCTGTTTCTTAACAACATTAGTAATCTCATTTTCAATACTAGTAAGCATTAATTTTTTAATTTGGCAACATACATCAATTTTGATTGATTCTTTTAATTCTTCCTCAAAACCGTTAGAATCTTCGTCTAACCAAAACTCGTCAATTTCTACTGTAAATTTCATATTATTCTACTCTTAATTCGTTATCATTATCATTTACTACCAATTCAATAATTTGGTGATAAGTTTTAATTTTATTGCTAGAATCTACTAAATTCATATTATCAACAAATAGAGGAATACTAATATCAAAAAATTCAGCAAAAGCATTTGCTATATCAATCCCAATAAGTATTCTTTCTGCACCGTTTGATGTAGCAGCAATTGCTCCATCTATTCCAGTAATCACGCAATCAGGAATCCAAACACCGGATTTATCCTGCGACATCATGGTAATATTGCACCGTTTGAAGAATTTATTTACTCTATCAGAAATAATCTTAGCTCTTTCTTCTTCGTATGTTTTAATTTGATTATCTAACTTTTCTTGTTCTGCTAAAGCATTGGCAGTATCTTTCAGTTGTTTCTTAAATTCTTCTATTTTTTTCTCTTGTTTTTTGCGCTCATCAATAAGTCCCATTTTTTTGCTTTCCTCTTCAATATTCGACATCAAAGCTTTTTTCATGGAAAGTAAACCTGAATTATCTTGTTCAGGAATAGTTGTTATTGTCTTTTTCTTTTCTTCCAATAAGCTAACTAATGATTTATATTTTTCAGTTTGCTCAAATGGGATAACATTTTGTTGAACTTCATCATATTCTTTTTGTAAAGTAGACAGATCTTTCTTCTCCAAAAGAGCAGTCGGGATATCAGCAAGACTCGCTTCACATTCTGCAATTATTTTAGTTACGTCATCAATTCTTGCTTTTACATTCAGCCCTTCTTTTATTATATTTTCTTTTTCTATTTCTACTTGTTTATAAAACTCCTTTTTTAATAATTCTAATTTGTCATCAGGAAGAGTTTGTCCACAATAAGAACATTTATCTGCTGAAAATTCCTTTTCCAAACATTCATCCAATTTATTTAATAGATTATTTCTTCTTTCATTTAGAATTCCTAAATCTATATTTAATGACTTTATTTTATCAGATAGAACTCTTCTTTTTCTTCGGTTTTCTTCGTTTTTATTATCTATATTTTTATTCTCTTCTGTTACAGAGCATATTTCAGAAAGAATAGAAGCTGAAATCTTATTCTGTTCTTCATCGTATTTTTCTTTTTCAGTTCTAATATTCCGTTCCCAATCAGATATTTCTTGCAAATCTTTATTTCTCTTTTCTATTAGAGGTTTAATAGATTCAGCACTTCCTTGTAATTCTTTATCTATATCCGAAATTTGATTTTTATAATCTTCTATGGCTTTCTTAGCACTTCCCGCCTCTTCTACATTTGGCAGATTTTCCTCCAAAGTTTTTATCGTAAGAGGAAGGGATTTAAGAGAGTCTTTTAGAGGTTTAATATCTGACGAAATTCGGGCTTTTAATTCAGAGAGTGAATACTTCTCTAGTTGCTCTAATAATTCCTTGTAATTACCCGTTAAGTCGTTGTCTGTTATTTCACCTGCCATTACAGCAAGATATTTACGTTGTTCTTTCCAATCTAAATATAAAAAGTAATTAATATCCAAAATAGAGCGAAGAACTTCCAAATCACAAAATAAATCTGCAACCTTTTCTTTATACTTCCCGGCACTTAACTCTACTCCATCAATAAAGAACTTATAATCATCTGTTCCTTTTCTTTCATAAGAATTGCTTCCTCTACGTCTAATCCATCCTACTTCGGCTGTTTTTTTCAATGAATATTCATATCCATTTGCCTCGATGATAGCCTCAACGACAGCAGCAGGAGAATCTTCTGGTGTATATGTTTTAGTATTGTCGAACAAATTATAGTTCATTCTATTTTCCCCATCATATCCTGTAATAAGCCATAGGAATGCATGACGAAGAGAGGACTTACCTGCTTTATTTTGACCATATACTTTAGTAATATCTTCATTAAAAGATATTTCCTTGTTTTGTTTTCTCCAATTTTGGAGAATAAGCTTTTTTAAAATTACTTTTTTCATAATAGTTTCTTTATTATTTCACCCATATATGAATCTTTAGTTAAGTCTATAAATTCATATATAGTAAATTCATCTTTATTAATATCAATATTTCTATCTTTACAAAAGATTTCCCTACCGAATTTACAACTCCCAGTAAGAATATGATGCCATATAAACAAGTATTTAGCAGAATACTTTTTAGAGAAGTCAGAGAAATGTTCTTTAAACTTAAAGATCCTTTCCTCTTCTGTACTATCATCATAAAGCTTTTCTTGCAAAGATTCAAATGCCTCATGTAGAGTATTACCATGAGAAAATTGATTATTCTCTTTTACTATAAAACAGGGAGTAAGAGATAAGTCAGAATCAAGGATAAAACCTTTTGCGATATTACCTTTTACATTTGTGATAATAGTAGGTATATTGTCTACTACATAAATAGGATTTCCATTTATGGATTTTACGCCATCGCCATAGCCATAGCCATAGCCAGAGCCATCGCCATAGCCAGAGCCAGAGCCATAGCCAGAGCCAGAGCCAGAGCCATCGCCATAGCCATAGCCATCGCCATAGCCATAGCCATCGCCATAGCCATAGCCATCGCCATAGCCATAGCCAGAGCCATCGCCAGCGCCAGAGCCATAGCCAGAGCCATCGCCAATATTTAGAAACTGTTTTATTCTATCTTCCATTACCTTGCCCATACCGGTACATTTTCAATAGATTTTACAGCTTTATCCGAACACGGGATAATTTCAATCACATCCAGAATCTCTATCTCTGGAACCGTAACTGTGAATTTGCATTCAGATGGTTTAGTCGTACCATTAACTGCTAATTGAGATACACTAGCAGCACCATCCCAATACCACAACCTACGACAATTTTCGAGCTTAACCTCACTACCATTTCTTTCTACTAATTCTCCGAAAAATACGCCTGAACGGTCGCCTCTAATAATTACTTTTTTATTCATAACTTTATTTAATTTAGTAAAACAAATCTTCTATCTTGTGTCATACTTCCTAAAGCACATATTTCTCTTAGAAAACCAAGTTTTTCCATGAATTCTATACAACACATCACTCCCCAACTATCACCACACACTTCATTTAATACTTCTCCTATTGTAAATGTACTTTTTTTAATACATGTGGCAACAACAATAGTATATAATTTGGAATATTTGCTAGTATTGCCACCTTCAAACATTTCAGCTTTCATCTTTTCATAATCATACATATCATTCCTCCCATTCTACTCTAACCGTATCTTTGTATGTAACACCTTTTTCATTGACTTTCACACGCATGGCTTCTTCTTTTGATTTGTGAACCGCTCCAATACATCTTTCACTGACTGTTTCATATATATTTATCCATCCTTCTTTCTTTATTCCCTCCATTAACAAATCATTTGAGGAGTCTACTTCCCCATCAGAAAATCGTCCTTCTTTAGTAAAAGAAGCGGGATATTCTTTGCCATTATCGCTTTTAAGTAGAGCAACAATAGGGAATCTATCGTTATCTGCATCAAAACATAAAATTCTAGCTCTAAATCCTTCTCTTGTGCATATAGGCGCACCTGCTTTTGCTTTTTCTAAATCAAATGGTTTCATAATTTTGTATTTTATATTAGTTCAATTGCTTTCTGTATTCCGGCTTCCAATGCTTCTTCATAGGTGTCCCACTGACCACCATCGTTAGGACCATCAAATATCCCATCGGTTATATGAGTGCCATTGTCAGCTTTGCATATATCATATCCATAACCACAAGCGTTTCTAATGATGGAAATATGTAGGTTTTGGGTTTCACGTAGCCATTTCTGGGCTAATGATTGTGTTGGGAAATGATTATAGTTAAAGCCTTTTTGCAATAATATATTCAAAGTGTTTATCGTTATAAGTTTATCTTCCATTTTATTCCTCCTTTTCTTTAAAGTGTTCTATTAGCTCTTCTACGGTAGCCTTGTGGAAATTACCTGAAATGATTGTTGCATGCATCCAATTTATATCCCAAAGAAATACGCTACTTTTAGGCTCTATAAAATAATGGTCGTTACCCACAACGTCATTATAAGAAACACTAAGTGGTGAATCTGCTATGAACCATTGATTTTCGTTTATATCATCCCTCAATGCGGCTATTGACAAGAAAAGTTCTTCGTTAGTTCCGCAATCAATAAATTTTCCACATAAGCGACTATATTTATCAAAAGGAATATCAAAAGAATCTGCAATTACATAATTAGGAGTATCGAATCCTTTTTCTGGATATTGATAAGCCCATATTATACTGCAATTATCCGTCCATTTAGGAGAGTTTTTGACATATCCCAATTCCTCCAACTTCTTCCGAAGCTCCGGTGTATTCTTTCTTATGAAACACGGTGTTGTAAATCCCATAATTATTCCTCCTTCTTTACCAATTCAACTTCTGTCGGCTCTTCATCTTCCCATTTTACTTCGGGGAATAGTGCGGGATCAAGCCTAATCCAATCAAATCTATGTTTTGTTGGTTGCCAAAATTCACCATCATCAGCCTTTACGGGTCGTTCTGTGAAAAGTAACAAATCACCGTCTTTGTCTCTTGCTACATACATAATCAATCTCCTTTCTCCTTTAAATCATTAATTGCAATATCCCTAATACTTCTAGTGCCAAATCCGATATAAGTCAACGTTCCTCCATAAAACTTAATAGTGTCTCCTTTAACAGTAATAATCGTTCCACCTTTTAAAGGACCAGCTATATTATCTTTACAAGATAATAGCATGGTTATCATAAGTATAATTAATATAAATCTCATTAGTCAATCTCCTTTCTCTTTAATCCGTTCTAATACATCTCTGTTGGCTTCCAGTATTTCATCGAAAGAAGGGATATTTTCTTTGTTAACATAATAAAATGTTAACCCCCTACTAACCATAGGTGAACACCTTTTTAACGAATTGAAAATGGACGTTGTAGGAATATGCATTTTAGTTGAAGCTTCTTTTATTGAATTGAAAATGTATGCTGTATCTCCACATATACAACAAATCATTTTTCTATAGCTGTCAGTTGCGTGCCCGTAAGAGTTATTATAAGACCGTGTGCACCATTCTAAGTTATCAATATTATTGTTTAAGGGGTTTTCGTCTTTATGATTGACCATTTCCAAGTTTAAGGGATTTGGTATAAATGTTTTTGCTACAAGTCTATGGACTAACATTAGTTTTCTTTTCCCATTTATCCTAATCGTTACTTGTACATATCCATGAGAGTCTATAGAACCTTTCATTATTTTGGGATATTTTCGTTTTCCCCATCTACTAAAAAAACTTCTAACACGCCCAAGATTGCTAACTTGATACCCAAACAAGCCGTCTATATCTTTCCAAATCTCTTTCATAGTATCATTTGTTTAAAAGTTCTTCAAACTCCGCAATGATACAATCAGCATCACCGCCATGTACCCAGTTTTCTAAAACAGAGGAAAGAACCTCAATTGATTGCTTTGCATGCCACTCTGCACCTTTTCGGAACATATTTAGCATTGCATTTCTGTCATATACAAGCCCGGCAAATGATATATTTCTTGACGTACAAGCATAACTGAAAAACAATTCATTTATTGCTGCCGATTCTAATGTCTGTTTCATAATTATCTTTATTTGAAAGGTTATAAACTACCAAATCTAAACGAATAAAAACCACTTTCGTCCTCGGAAGGAAAGAATCCGAGTGATTTTAACATTTCTAAATCTTCTTCTGAAACTTTTTCAGGCTCAATATCTACCCATAATTCATCGTGATTACAATAAGTCGGATAATCAGGATTTCCATACTTTAGAAATATCTGCAATGCTTTTATTAAATCTTCCATATTTTTACTCTGTTTTACGGTTTTCTCTTAGTTCTTTTTCACTGACAATATTATTAGTTCTGTTACCAAGATTAGAAACAGTTGTTGTATTATTGGGCTTACAATACAAACACATTTGAGTAAACGGTGAATATACCCTTCCACACTTCGGACAAATCCATCCTTGCTGTCCGAACATTCCGTTATACGGATTTACTGCGCTTGATTCTGTTTTTGGAATATAACCTTGATTTATGCTTCCCATATTTATTCTTGTTTAATGTATTTATAAATTAGAATAGTATCAGTAACAGTCTTATGTTCTGTATTAGCATCAATCTTCTGTTTAAATTCTGTACTATTCCTTTCTTTGCAATACTTGCAATTACCCTTATGTGCTATACTTATTACTTTTCTTCCAGCCACACGTTTCGGATTTGAAGCCATAATATACTCACATGAATCAATTTCAATCACATCATACTCTAGAACTGAATATTTTTCAGTTCGTGGTGCTTCTTCACATGACATTAGTAATAACGCAATTAGTGCTAAAAATAAGTAGTAAATATTAGTTTTCATGTTTATCTTCTTTTTTCAACAATAATTCAAGAAAAATTGCGGCTAAAGTCCGATGTAGGCATCGATCTTTTACTTCATCTACACATAACTCTTTAGTTACTCTAAAAGTAACTCCAAAATATATGAATCTAACATTATCATCGTTTATATCAATCCATTCTATTGAACGTGGTTCAAGTACTTTAGATACTAAATTTATTATTTCTTCTGTTGTTTTCATAATTGTATATTTAAATTCATACGGGCAATTGCAAAAAATAAATTCTGAAATTCATGTACGTATTTTACAGAATTCCAATTCCATGTTTTCATAGATTATCTCTTTAAATATAACATTGGTTTCATCTTCTCTTTCAGAAGCATCACAAGTTCCAAAAGATTCATATACAAATTTACCATTCTCTTTACAAACGTCTAAAAAGAAACAATTTGCGCAATAAGGGGTTACACCATCACCCCATTCTTCTACTTTTAAAGTAGTAAATGGTAGTTTTATTTCAGTACCTATCGGTAATTCTTTTCTCTTTTTAGATTTGCTAAATACACTTATTGCCCTATAAAGTGCATTTCTCAATTCTGCACAGTCAAAACCTGCTTTTTCAAAATTTCTTATACTGACAGAAGCTATTTCTATTACTTTACCAGTATTTTCATTTACACCTTCTTTTTCTAACAATTCAGCAAATCTCAATATTGCTACTTTGCCTAGTCTATACAAATCATTGGCAAATTCTGATTTTTCTTCATTCATAATAGGTCATTTTTGATACTCTAATACATTAAAGCCGCCTGTTTACTTCCAATGACAGAGTACGTGTTACACATGATATATACTAAGTTGTTGTCAATAACTTTAAGCCTACCTTGAAAGTTATGTTTCAAACATAACAAAGCATCCATTTTAGAATCAAAAGGGCAAACAACCTTAAAGTTATGATTCCTTCTTAAAATTCCAATTTTTTCACCAAAAGAAATCGCTTTAGCAACTTTACTTTTGCTTGTTTTCATTCTTTTAGCCAATGTATCAAACGAAATCCCATTGTCTTTAAATTCAGTCAATCCATGCATGGTGCAGAACTTTTTAGCCTTCTTCCATTCTCTGTACTTTGATTTAGATAAATGTCCTTTCGGCTTAGTCCCTTTAATAACTTGATGATTGACGTAATTTTTCCGTCTTTGTTCTTCCGTTATAAATAATGCTTGCAATCCGGTTTCAATCGCCTTGATATTTGATAAATCCAATCCATCTAATCTTACATTTGACTTAGCAGCACGAACCGATTTAAAAAGAAGATGTTTATTGTTCTTTCCAACAAAATCTAATAGTTCCATGCTTCCAAGAGCTTCTAACCGCTTCTTCACTGTATTTTTATGCAGACCTGTAATTTTGGATAGTTTGTAATAAGAAAAATTAAGAACGACTGATGATCTAAACTTTTGTTTTATAAAAATAAGTAGGGCTATCGCTTTCCGTTCATCGGTAGCGGATATTATTTCATTATATCTTTTCCTACTTAGTCTTTTCATAATTATATATATAAAACAATAAAACCGTAGCTGAAACTCTATCAGTACGGTTCTATTGTTACCGTGTTAACAGACATTGTATAAATACAATGGTGGCAATTGCTAACATACGGTTATATAATCAAAAAAACTTTTATAATCAAGAAAAATATAATCATATATCATCCATTGCCACGTTTCAGATACATTGCAAATATCCTCTTTATTTTTGAGATGTGCAAGAGAAAAACGGTATTTAACATTTATATAACTTTTAAAAACCATGTGGTTTCCTTATGGATAACCTAAATATAACCATGTGGATAACCTTATGGTTATAAAAGGATCACATCATTGGTTGATTCAGTCTCAACAATTTCAACTAGATAATCACTCCATCCATCGTTGAATTTCACATCTCTAGTTTTATCTTCTACTTCTTCAAGTGCCTCTATTAAAGCTTCAACTGTCATATTCAATAATCATAAAGTTCAACACGATCTTCACGCTCTATAACATCTTTGACTTCATCATCAAAGATGTCTATTTTTACAGGTTTACTTTTATCTTCTATCGCAGATAAAATATCAATTAGTTCTTGCACTGTCATAATTTATCCTCCTATTTTACATTAAGTGTTCACTGCCTTAATTAAACCTCTTGTACTTTCAATATTTCATCTAGCCGAAACAAAGCTCTATCATATTCTACTTCATTGTCAAAATAGAAATACCTTATTCCGTTCCCGTACTTCATTTCAATGCAGTATTTACCGCTTGATACACTATTACCACGTCCTTTGTATTCTTTAATACTTGCGTCTTTCAATCGTTGATTCTGTATTCTTATCCACATAATTATTATCTAATCATTATTAAGGTTAATGTCCCGTTATCTTTTGCAGAGATCATAATATCTTTATAATCCAGTTTTCTCTTGATATATTCCAGTTCATTCGATCTTATAAATCCCTTTTTAATTGTTACATGAGTGTTTTTTCCTTTTTCTTCAATGGAGAAAACATTTCTAATAACAAATTTGATAAGCTTTTCTTTCTCTTTGTCCATTTTTGTATTTATTCATAGCATTCAACAAAATAAACTTCTTTGCCATCAGGTCTATTAATAGAATCACATTCTCCAAAAATGAAATTTCTATAATGAGAACATATTCCGGTTTGATAAAGACTACATTTGATGCAAGATAATGAATCTGTCGATTCAACTACCTTAAAGATTTTAAATCCAACTTTAACTTTTTTCCCAACAGGAATAAATTGATTTTCTTTTAGCTTTTCCATATCTCAAATATTTAATAGTTCATTTTCTTTAATTCTTAACTCCAATGTTTTAGGGTATCTCATCTTCACATCTATAAATTCAACGACATAAAGATTATTTCCCTTGACTCCAAACATATCCTTTATAGTATGATATGCTTTGAACTGATACCTTTCATCAGGATATTTATTCCTGAAATAATTCATTACTAAATCTATTTTACTCATAACTTTATATATTTTGTTTATTATTTCATTATCTTTTTAAGTTTCCGATACATTGCAGCCGCACGAACTGAATTATACTCCATTCCTGTGGCTGTCTTTTGATTCAGATTATTTAATTTTTGTGCAATATCTCCCCAAATTTCGTAGTTTCTAGGCTCTCCCTTATCTTTTATCCAATCAGTAATGAAAGCCCAAAAAAACACATTACTTTCATTAACACGTGCATTTTCTCTCCTTTTGTTTGCCGACTCATCGTGCATCTTATTTATTGAAACTATTCTATCTGTAGAACTATTCTTTCCCCACAATTCTTTTGTTCCTCCTGTTTGCAGACCTTTCGCTTTTCTTGCGGCTAGTCCCATACGTGTACGCTGACGTATGTTTTCTACTTCAATTTCAGCGGCTAATGATAATGCAAAAAGAAGGGCTTTTCCACCTATTGATTTATTTTCTATTATAGTTCCGTCTTTGCATTGTATTATAGTTATATCTTTTTCTCCACAATAAGAAACAATAGAAAATAAATCATTCATACTTCTACCTAATCGAGACAATTCAGATATATATATAGTGTCTCCACTCTTGCACATTTCTAATACTTCTTGCAGTTTTCGTTTTGTATGTTTTATAGTTCCTGAAACTTTTTCTACAACTTCTTTAATATCTGAATTGTCTCCTATTCTTTTCAAATACTGTTTTATACATTCTTTTTGTTGTTCAAAGTCTTGTTTTTCCGTTGAACATCTAGCGTATATAAATTTCATAAAATAAATATCTTTTTTTGTATGGCTTATTATTCTTTATGCTATATTTAATACCCGCACCTGTTCCGCCTATTTCTTTAGCAGCTTGTTTCATTGAACGGAATGTTTTTTCTACACCCGTATTAATGTCGATACACTTAACTTTAATGCTTGTTTTTTCTATGCAAGCTTTTCTACAATTTTCGTGTACTCCTTTCCTCTTGAGTCCTATATCAAAAGCGTGTTTATTATTATAAGAACTTGTCACCCATTCAAGGTTAGATGCATTATTATTCAATTTATTACCGTCTTTATGGTTAACAACTAAACCTTCTTTATATCCGTCTACAAACAATAATGCAACTAATCTATGTATTTTATAATGAGTATACGTTTTTTTATTTACGTATGGGATGATATAACAATATCCGTTAGTGTCTATGTTATTTTTTAACAAGTATATCCTATTCTTTTTCAAACTTCTTGCACGCCCCAAATTTGATATTTGATATACGCCCTCAAATTTTGGTATATCTTTCCATATCTCACCACGTTTTGAAACAAACTTATTCATATTACTATTTTTTAGTTAGCTCTTCAAATACAGTACATCCACCCCAAATAATCAAACATATTATAAACAACATTTTTTACTCCTTTCTTTATTTAAAGACCATTATCAATAGCCTTGTCGACACTCATAAATGAGAATATTTTTGAATTTATTTCATGTAAATTCATTCTATATTTGGCTTTTCTCATTTCGTAATAACTTTTAAAACCTTTCGTTATTTCCGGCTTATTGGCAAAATTAGTGATTTCAACCAATACATGTGTATATCCATTCTCTTTGTAATCTTTTGCTTTCATATTATCACTTTTTATTCTTGTTCATTCTTAGCATATACACCTATATTATAGCGTATATTTCCTTTTCCGTAATATACTATATATTCTTTCATTCCCTAACCGCTACTTTTATACCGTTATGTATTAACTTTACTAAAATACTATCTAACAATTCCCAAGAAAAACACAATATACCGTTTTTATTTAATTCAATACCTAAAATATCCTTAGCTATAATTGCATCATTTTCATATATTTGTCCCAAATTATTCTTTTTTATAATTATTAGATAATCGGGGTGATTACTCTTAATTTGTTTAAATATCCCTTTCATAGCTTTAATATTTTAAATTGCTTAATACAAACATTCTTCTTGCTATTCTCTTTTGTTCTTTCTCTGAATAATATACTTTGTTGTTCATAACAGAGCAAACGAACTCAAATCTTTTCTTTATAATTGTTCTTGTTTTCATGATTACATATTTTCTTTGATTACATTACTACTTAAATACCACTCATTAAAAGTATCTAAAATTGTTACCTCTGTTTTCCTTTCTGCTATGATTAATCTATCATCATACAAAGAAGAAGTATCAGAGCCTTCACTACATGTGAATTCTATTTCTACATTATACTCATCTAACAAGTTTGCTAACTTTGTTAGGAACTCAATTCTTTTTTCTTTATTCATAGGTTTACGTCTCTTTTTATTTAATATGCTAGTTCGTAATAAATTGAAGGTTCGGCACTTACATTGTAAATATATCCACCACACCTAACAAGTAATGCGTCTTTGCCGTAATAAAGTTTTTTCATACCTCTAATATTTCCGCTTTTATCAAAATTAGGGAAATTAACAACTTTGTTGTGATACTCTTTTGATAATGTTTTCACTTTCATAACAATATTATTTATAAAATATTAAACATAAAATATAACAAACTAAAAGTATTCCACATAAAGCGGAAAAGCCTTTTATTATCTCTTTAAATTCCTTTGCTTTCATTTTTCCCTTATTTATTAAAACGTCTCCTACAGTAATCGAAAGCTTCGCCGGATAAACTATTACTAAATCCCCCTTTATCAATGTAAAAACATTGAAACAAACTAGTGTCTCCATAATTATTTACAAGATTATAAAACATTTGTTTTTGCGCTTTCTTTGTTGCAAAACAATATTTTGAAAAGCTTTCTAATACCTTTTTCCTTTCTTCTTCATCTAATTTAAAGTTTATCCACCCTTTTGTGTTATGGTGAAAACGACCGTTTAAAAATTGCTCCATATTCATTTGTCTAGTTTGGTTCAATAAACCGTTTAAAGTCTTATATTTAATTGTTTTCATAACTCTATATATTTAATTATTGTATTTAAAAAATAAAAGCAATTTGTATATAGCCCCTTCTTTGTCTTTTTTCTACAATAACTTTTGCTTTATCCGCTTGATGAAAGGCAAATCTATTTCGGGGTATATTACAGGAAGAAGAAGAAATACCTTTTGCGCCTGTATTTACTTCTCCGCAAAGTTTGTTAAAACTTTCTACATTAGCCAATGAGTCTATAAAAGAGTCGGACCAATATTTTTGCAATATATTAAATGTTATCTCCATACTATACAATGTATTAGTTTAATTTCTCTCTTAACTGAATTAATCTCCACGCAATAACCGAAAACCAATTATTTTGAAAATCAACTATTTGTCTTTCCGTTCTGCAATATTCCCACGATTTGCCTATATTAATTATAGTATCAGTGCAATAAGCCACACCGAAACAAGACGGTAAACCTTTTATATATTCTTTCACTCGTTCCTGTAAACTAGGATATAACCGCTTATAATAAGCGTCGTTATATTCTCTATTAAAACAGTCAAAGAAGTAATTAATAGCTTCTTTATCACTCATATCTAATTTTTCATCGTTATAAATGCAGTCCAAAACGTATGCAAATTGTACGCCTACATTTTTATGTTCTCTTACATTCTTTTTCATAACTTATTCCTCCTATTTCTTTTTATTTATCCTATTCTTTCAAAGCCTATATAATCTAATTTATCCCAAAGAATTTCTATATTTGCATCTATAGAAAGATCATCGTCGTAATCTATCGAAGTTATCGGAATTATTACGGTATTACATACGTTACCGGCTATTAATTCGTTCGTGTCGTCTCTATATCCAATATAAATGACATTTGTATTTCCTTCATTGTCTAAGAATTCGCCTAAACAATTAGATATAATGCTATTGTTAAATTCTTTTGTAGTCATAACTTATTTATTATTTAAAGGTAAATTTAAAAATTCTTTTTTATTTAGTCCGCAAAAACTTGCTATATGTCTGCCAGTTGTAGCACTCCAACCGTTCCACAATCGTATAACATTTCCGTTTGCATCTATTTTTGCAACGTCGGTGTTATAAGATTGAAGTACTTTTGTATTATCGCTATATATTTTTACTTTCGCTTTCCCGTAAAAAGACTTATGGCTATCGTTTGGATATAAATCGCAAATATTTACTAAATTTTTCATGTTTATTTCTCCTTTATTTAATTATTATTGATTTGGTAGTATTATAGTCTCAACCTTGTTAAACTTTTCATCATCAACTTTAACCGCTATATATTTTTGTGCCTTAAAATCATAAAGAACTGCTATCGTATTGCAACCAAAAGCGGTTTTATTATCATCGCACACATTTACAAATTCATAAGTTTTTTTTCCTACTTTTATAAGCACGTTTGTATGTCTGTATAACATATAAGTAACAACATACTTAAACGTCTTTTTTTCTTCTATCTTTCCCATGATTAAAAGTATTGATTAGTATTTAATTCGCATGCTTACAAATATACCACATTCGTAATATTTATGTTAAAATTACTAGTAATGTGGTCTACTATTTCGTTATGGCAAAAACTTCCATCAAACCACAAAAACGTACTAGGATCTAAACTAATACGTTTTTTCAATTCCGGTATATATACTAACACATTGCCGGATCTCTTAGATACTATTATTTCCATAGATTTATATTAATATTAATAACTATATTGCTACTCTGTATTTATCGGGCTTGTAACCGTCTATATATTACGAAAACATATAGGCTACATTAACAAAAATAGCAAGCCAAATATAACAGAACTTGAGTAATAACTAATTATTGTTAGTTGTTACTAGATTTACCCGTTATATTGGATACTTGCTATTATTAGATGTTTTTTAGAATTTAATTGTTATTGTATTGGTTTATTCACTATATTATAACTACTAGGGTCGGTCTCCTTTCGTCTCACCCGTATAACTCACTATTACGGTCTCATAACTAATTACTAGTTTGTAGGTACTGATATAACCAATGTTTGAGTAATACCTACTTGATAGTCTTACGCTTGTAAGGTTGTTACGATGCAACAAATAAGCCGCTATTTTCAACATGTGAATGAACGAAAACCAATTAACCAACAGCAGAACGGAACGCAAAAAAGAAAAGGGATATTATAATATAGCTCTATTTCCAGTAAATCGAAAACCTGCTGTATACAGGTGTATAATATAATATCTTTGCGGTCTGCATAAGATAGGAGTTAATCAGTATTTTAAAGAACTACTTGGGAACTGTTTCCCTTTCTTTGTATTGCAAATATACGCACATTATCGGAATGCGCAAAATATGCACTAATATATTAACCTTTGTTAGACTATGCACACTGCATGCATTATTAAATTAACACAAATAAGTACGAAAAAATCGTAGTTAAGTTAATTTCGTGTTAAATGTAAACAATAACGAAAAAACGCACTGGAACGCACACAACGAAACGCAAAACACAATCGGGGAAAGGGATAAAGGGAAAGGGGAAAAGCAAGCAAGCGGAAACGGAAAGCAAACAGGCAAGCACTATTAACGAATATACTATAATATCGAAGATGTTATAGTATATGAGTAAATAATATATATATACTACTATATTATATATATATACTATATAGAGAAAAAATACACATGTAAAAAAAACAGAATAGATAAAACATATAGAAAAGATAAATATCATAGAAAAAATCTATAAGAAGAAAGCAAAAAGCAAAAAGGTTATATATAAAAAGTTGCGGCTTTCTCACACGCCAAACATTTTTTTGCGTATGCTTGTTTAATGCTGTCTATTTTGCACATTACAGGAAAAAACCAATGTTTTCAAAACACGAAACGAGTGTTTTAGACGTGTTTTAAGGCTAAATGCGATGTTTTAATATGAAATACTATGTTTATATCGTCTTATTATTGATCTTTTAAAATTAAGCCTAAAAATACGCTTATTCCAGTGTTTTGCCCTCTGTTTTACCGTGGCTTTTCCCATGCCTACCACCCCACCCCTATTTTTAAGCCACGGTTAAGTGCTGCTTTTGCTCGTAAATTTTTCAATTTTCAATTTTTTTTACTTTTTTTTTCTTATCCTTAATCAGTATAGTAATTTTTATTTTATATATTTGCAGAAATTAAATGAATCGTATATGAAATTTGAAGAAGCTAAGAAATTGAAATGTGCTTGTGTTTACAAGTTGACTTACCCAGATGGTAAGTGTTATATTGGTCAGACTAAATGTTTGGGTAATCGTGTTAGGTTGTATGAGTCTCAATTATCTCGTAATTTTGGTTCTGATTCAAAGAACATGTCTGCTCTTGCTGAATTTGGAATTGAGAATGTGGATATTTCTATTGTATCAGTTTTGGATATAGCCGACTCTTCTGACCTTCTCCTCTGCCTATCAATTTTAGAGATAAAGTATATTCGTGAATTTGACACATTGTATCCAAATGGTTATAATTCTGGCATAGGTGGCGAGATATTAGGTATTCCTACAGAAGATATTCAGACCAATGGTACTTCTTGCCAAGTTTTGGTTTATGACAAAGATGGCGTTTTTCAAAAGAGTTATCATTCAAAAGGTCGTTGTTGTTATGATATGGGTTTATTGGAAAATGAATTATCTCGTTTTCTTGATAAAGCTAAGATATACAAAGGCAAATATATATTCAAGACTGGTAAATATGGCTATATCCCTGAACGCATAGAGCCAGTTGGTTATAAAGTGGTCAATCGTACGCGGACTATCGTTCACAATGAGGTTGTAAAACATGTAGTTGAAAAAGAATATGTCACTCATGTTGTTCCTCATGCATTGAAGTATGATATGCAAGGTAATTTTTGTGGAGAGTATGAAAGCAAACGACGTGCTGCCTTATCTTTTAGTCGCAACCATAACATTCCTTATGGCAAATACGTAAATGGTTATGTTTTATACAAGAAAGTATCTGATGATTATCCCATAAAGATAGAGCCTTACGATGAGACTATTGGAAAAGTTCTTGGTGACACCTATAAGCCAATGTCTGAATGTGAAAATAAGCCTGTCAAAGAGTCTATCAAAAACAAAAAAGAGATAAGAGCTTATTTTCCTAATGACTTTAAGATAGAACAATACGACCTAAATGGCGTTTTTATAGCACAGTATGATGGAATAAGAAGTGCTAGTAACTCAACAGGTGTACGCTATTCGTGTATATGGCAAAATATAAAGGGAATTACAAAAAGGGGTGGTGGATATATTTGGAAAAAGTTGGATGATTAAGAGAAATTATATATTTTTGCATACCTTCTTTCTTTCTTAATCCCCTTCCTGTTTTTGTGTTTGTTCAGGTTGGGGATTTTATATTTTAGGGGTGTCATAAAGTAGCATTTAATAGCCATAATTGATTTTTGTCTATTTAATGCTATTTTTTGTTGTTTCTATTGGCTTAATTTGTTATTTTTGTGCTTAGCCATAAAACTAAGATTTTATATTTTGTACTTTCCCCCTGTCTGTGAAGATGGGGGTTTTCTTTTTTAGCTTAACTATTCCTATGTTTTTCCTATTTTATCCTTTAAGACGATAAGTTCTTCATTTTTGGTATGAAAATCGTTATTTATGCCACTTATTAAACCTTATTTGGTGTCTATTTAGTTAAAGTCAGTGTTGTATTTTGTATATTTCTTGTTTTTTGCTTTAAATGGGTGTATATTTGTGCCATAAAAATAAGAAATATGAAAGAATTAGATAATGTAATAAAAGGTCGTGGTGAGACTAAGGGTTTTACTTTTACTTTAGTGAACAAGTCTCCTTATGCTTATATGTATAAAAGCGTTGATGACTGTGGCGGTAATGTTGTTTATGAGGTTTTCCGTCGTGTTGAGAACAAGATGTTTGATTGTGTGAGTTATCCCAGTAGCAACGGGTTTGGCGATTCGCTGTACATGGGTAAAACGTATAGGTCTGCCGACCTTGCTGTTCGTTGGTTTAACCATTTGACAGAGATGGGACAAAAAAAACAAGGAATTTTTTTGTAGTATTGAAAATGTTCTCTATATTTGCAGTACTGGTACAGTAGAATTTACTTATAAGTGTTTGACAAAAAAATGTAGGGGTGATAGTGATATTACCCCTATATATTATCTCTAATTTTTTATTCATAAAAAGGTGTTGATTACTTTTTTTCTTTCAGTTGAACATGGGGACAGGGATGGCTTAGTGAAGCTGTCCCTTGTTTTTTGTATATGCTAAACGTTAATGTATTGTTAAAGCCTCGATTGCATTTGGCGATTGGCAATCGCCAACTTATATTTGCAGAACATTAATTTAAAAATAAAAAATATGGAACGTATTAAAGTAAGTTGTTATGTTGATGCTTCTAATTTGAGAAGCATTTTGAATCTACCGGAAATGAAAGGTAATGGTGTGTCCGGTTCTGATTTGGATGGTGTTTCGGAGATTATACTTGACCCTCCAACTCTTCCTCTTGAAGATGATAATCAGAGAACCCAATTCGTAAACAGTATTTTCGGTGCTGCTATCATGACTATAATTCAATGGAAAAGTCAGCAAAAGGGAAATACTATGAACGTTGAACCTAAAAAAAGAGGGAGGACAGGACGATGAAAGTAGATAATAGTACTCGTGTACCGTTTAATGTTAATGTCTTGAAAAAGATTATAAATAAGGAATTGAATAGTTTATTAACTATACGCCATTACGCAGAGATGAATAATCTTGCTAAGGAGACGGTTCGGCAGCGAATTAAGAAAGGTACTCTGCCTTACGTTTTAATTGATGGTATTTATTTTATAAAAGAAAACTTATGAAACCGGAAAATTTAAAAAAATTGGAAGATACCATCAAAGCGATGGATTCCATGTATGAGAATCAGTTAAAGCCTTATATCTCAATATCACAGCAGGTAGGAGAGGCAGCAAGCTTCTTGGTAGACAGGATGAATGAATTGATAGCAATTTACAATGATGAGGGAGGACAAGTATAGTGTTATGTGCGATGGTATGAATTGTAAAATCAGAGATACTTGTAAAAAATATCAAGAATATCTTGATTACTATATCTTTGACCCTTTAAATGGGGAGGATTATCTTTATTACGGTTTTTTAGAACCTGCATATAATGGAACTTTTTGTGATAATTATGTAAAAGCGAACAAATGAAAGCAGAATTATATGATAAAATTAGAACGGCTGAAAAAATAGTGGACCAGACAGATCAAGCCGTTCGTGCATTGAAGGATTTGAAGAACTTTTTACAACTTCGTCGTCAAGAATGTCCCGAAGTCATAAAATGCCTGAATACTATGGTGGATTTTAGAATAAAAAAAAGAGATGAATATTATAATAATTTATTATTGCTAAACGATGAGGATTAAGTTTAATAAGAAGGATTTTTTAAACGCAATAAAGACAGGTGGTAGTTTCTCTTCCAAAAGAACTCCATTGCCAATTTTGCAATCTGTTAAAGTTCAAATAGTCGATAATACGTGTTGGTTGTTATCTTACAATGACAAGAATGCGATAAAGACCCATTTCAAGTTGGAAGAGTCTTATAAGAATATCGAGTTTTGCATAGACAAGGACGATATTGAGAACTATGTTTCTCTTCTGATGGAGGATTACTTTGATATAGATGTAGATAATGAGAAACTGAATGCTATTGTCTCCACACCAAACAGTACGATGAATTTTCCTTTGCATGATGTAAGGGTATATCCTACATTGGCACAGGAGGTTAATTGCGATACATTTACATTGGATGCTAATTTGCTTGGCTATTGGATTCAAAAAGGTATGCCATTATTGGAATATGATGAATTTCAGCCTAATAACCAGCATCTTCATTTGTTTATAAAAGACAATAAGGTTGATGCCTTTGCTTTTAATTTTGATAAAATGTACCATGATAGCGCATATATTAACTACGAGGGAGAACTGAAAGTATCTATAGACATGTCGGCTTTTGCGGCTCTGCGTAAGGCATTAGTAAACGAACAAAAGGTCACTATAAAAAATGGAGAAAAGAATATCATTGTGATAGGGGAAAATTCAATGTTGCTTATCCGCAAATATGATTTCAAACCATTGGATTTTTATATGTTGCTCAAATATAAACCATTGTTTGAAGTGGAAATAGACAAAAAGATATTTCATTCTATTGTATCAAGAGCAATATATGTACAAGATGATACCAAGACAGGGACAATGACTCTTAATTTTGATGAAACTGGAATCACATTTGTCTCGGAGAATATGGAGTTAAATAAAAAATTAGAGGAAAGAGTTGAAGTTGTAGGAGGAAAAGAATTTAAGCAGACGTTTATCCTGCAAAAGTTATTGCTAGTCCTAAACTCTATATCTTCTGACAAAGTAGTCCTTCGCCCATGCGGACAGAATGCGCTATTTGAGATAGGAAATACTGAATATACGACCGAAGGAGGATATGTGTCTCCTTGTAGAGATTAAAATTTCGTTGTTATCCGATGTAATATAGGAGATTAATTGTATATTTGCAAAGTGGGATAGGTGAAGCTAGCTACTTCACTGATAAGGGTTGCCGAACTACCTTCCCATTTTTTTTAGTTCGGCTGATAAGTTATTTTATTTTTATAAAAGTTCGGTATGAAAAAAAAGAAAACTTATTTTGATTTTCTTTCTGACCCTAGATGGCAACAGAAGAAAACAGAAATTCTACAACGTGACAATTTTACTTGTCAACATTGCGGACGTCAAGATCGCACACTGCATGTTCATCATCTCTTGTATAATAAAGATGCTAAACCGTGGGAATATGATAATAAACATCTTATTACTCTCTGTGAGATATGTCATGAAAACGATACAGAAGAATCAAGAGAATCTTATGCATTATTTTTAGAAGCAAAAAGAAAGTTTGAAGAAGTCGGTTTTTCACATGTCGTATTTAACGATATTTTAAGAAGATTATCTTATTATTTTGATTCAGAAGAAGATATAATTGAAGAAGATAAAAAGAAAATTAGTTCTATATTAGAAGATGTTATTTTAGGAATACAATCAGCTTCTGACCTACGCACATTGTATAAATTAGGTCTTAGTAAAAATGTTGTTGAGAAATTTTTCACTCATATATACTGTAATTTAACAATAGAATAATATGGATGCTGGGAATATAACTATAATTGAAGCTGAATCAAACTTTAAAAAGATTGATAAATGTCTTATTGAAAATGAAAAAATAGATTGCCTGACATTGGGTATATATACTAAAATAATTGTTCTTGGTAAAAAATGGAATCTTAATATAAAAGGATTATCTTATCATTTAAATATAAGCGATAGTAAGATAAGAAAGTCTATTTCATTATTAGAACAGGAAGGTTATATAAAAAGAACTGCTGTTAGAAATGAAAAAGGACAGTGTGTCGGATGGGATTATAAAGTATTTCCAACTCCCATAAGTATTGAAGAAAGAAGTAAGGCAGGAGTTAAATCAGAAACCGAGTACCCCCAAAACCGACAACACGGTGAACCGACAACACGGTTGACCGACAACACGGAAAATGGGGGACACATAATATATAGACTTAAAGAAAATATAGACTTAAAGAAAAATAAGACAGAAAAGAAAAAAGAAATATATAAAGAAATTGTAGATTATTGGAATGAGCATACAAAATCTTATTCTAAGGTCAGACAAGTAACAGCAAAAATTGAGTCTGCTATCAATGCCCGTATAAGAGATGGTTATTCTATTGATGATATAAAAAAGGCTTTGTTATTATGTGAATCTCTTGGAGAATTCTATAAAGGAAAAGAACCCGGTAAGAATTGGAAAGCTAATTTTTATTGGATAATTAGCAATACTAATTCCAATTTTGATAAAATACTTACTGGTGATTTACATATATCAAGCGAACAACAACGAGAATTTAAGAAGGTGATGAATGGAGAAGAGTATAATTCAAACCAATATCATCCCAGTACCAACGGCTCGGATGTTCGTTGGAATGAACCGTCACAATGCTATATCTGTTTTTATCCGTGGGCTTTTGATAATCTTTGTGACGGATATACAAAAGATACACGTCCTGATAATGCAACAGTATATTGTCAAGGAAGGAAATATGTATGGAGTAAGAAACAGCAAAAATGGGAACATGACTGATGAAGCAGGAACAGATAGATGAACTTCGTTTATGGCATCATACTTTCAAAGAAGTTGGTGAGCTTTTTGAGATAAGAATATTAGGAGATAAGACATATAGTGGTTATTTTGATGATATAGAAATTGCAATAAATGCATTAACATCAAATACTTTTTATGATACTCAAAATATTTATTATACTGTTAATCCCATATTATCAGCTTGTAAAAGTCGTAAACAGTACAACAGCTTTATTCAAGTGAGGGGAGATGCTACTTCCAAGAATGATATAGATCGTAGAAGATGGATTCCCATTGACGTTGATGCTGAAAGACCGTCAGGAGTATCGTCTACTGACGAGGAGAAAAGAAAAGCTCATTTGAAAGCAGTAGAGGTGTATAATTTCTTAGGTAAAGAAGGCATTTCAGACATTTATGTTTGTGATTCCAGCTCCGGTTATCATTTGCTTATCCCATTCGATGTTGAAAATACAAAAGATTCAGAAGATGTTATAAAACAGTTTTTGGAGACTCTTTCTAGGATATTTACAGATGATAACGTAAAGATAGACAAGGTTCTATTTGACGCAAATCGTATTCTTAGATTAGAGGGTACGTATGGACGTAAAGGATTAAATACACAAGAGCGTCCACATCGTATGTGTAAAATCTTAAAGAAGCCGGAGGTACGAAACGCCGTTTCTTTGCAAAGAATACAAGGTATTATATCAAAGTATTCAGTTAAAGCCGAAAGAGATGAACATTTTGTTAACAATAGATTTCAGAATGGAGCTAAATTTTCATTGAAAGACTTTATAGACAAATACGGTATTAAAGTATCTAAAACTATACAAAATACTGATGGCGTAAAGTACGTTCTTGAACAATGTCCTTTTGATTCATCACATAAAGCACCTGATTCAGCATTATTTGAGCTTCCAAACGGAGCAATAGGTTTTAAATGTTTTCACGATTCTTGTAGTCATAGGACGTGGCAAGATGTGAGAGAACTGTTTGAACCGGATGCATATAATGTAGCAGCACCATTGCCTGAAAACAGGATTACATATCAAAGACCGCAATATGCTCCTAGAAAGGAACAAAAGGTTAAGGAGGAAACTCCTGAATTAGGTAAGAAATGGTTTAGAATGAAAGATATACCCAAAATAGATCTGAATAATATAGTCAGTCTAAAAACTGGATTTCATTCTTTAGATAGGGCTATTGTAGGGCTTAATTTGGGAGAAGTTTCCTTGCTTTCAGGGAGCAATTCAAGCGGAAAGTCGTCATGGTTAAATACCCTGATATTGAATATTGTTAATAATGGACATAAAGTTGCCTTATGGAGTGGAGAACTTGTTCCAGGTGTATTAAAGACATGGCTTGAAATGGTTGCAGCTGGAAGAGATCATTTGTTAGAGTCGAGAAAAAATGCAGGGAAGTATTATATAAATCCTTCCGTCATAGACAGGATAGATAATTGGCTCGATGATAAGTTTTTCCTTTATAACAATGAATATGGCAGCAAATGGGCACAGATATTTAACGACATGAAGGAGATGGTTGATAATGGAGTTGAATTGCTTATTTTGGATAATCTTTTCACTCTTGATATTGATTTGTTCGATGGAGATAGAAATAACAAGCAGAAAGAGCTTATATTGCAGATATGCGAGTTTTCTAAAAAGAACAATATACATCTGATATTAGTCTGCCATCCGAGAAAGCAAGTTGATTTTTTAAGAAAAGATTCCATTAGTGGTACGGCTGATTTGACCAATGCGGCATCCAATGTATTTATTATCCATCGTATCAATAAAGATTTTGAAAAAAGGGGAGGAGAATTTTTCGGAAAGGATATGATAGCAGGTCTGATGGGATATGGCAACGTAATAGAGGTAGCAAAAAATAGAATGTATGGCATTGTTGACTATATGTGTGGGATGTATTATGATATTCCCAGCAGACGTTTCATGAACGAAGAAAATGAGAATATACATTACGGTTGGGAAGATCCTCCTAAGACTGTACCTATTTTTGAAGAAAGTCATGAACATATATATAATGGCTATCAAAGAGAATATTCGAGCAATGATTTACCATTTGAAGAACCTACAGAGGAATTACCATTTTAAAGAATAATATTATGAATGAAAAAGCAAAAAAGTATATCAAGGATAATACTTTAGATTTGAATAAAAATGAGAGGATGGACACAACAGGATATGTATCTTTAGCGGTGTCTATTAGCAAAGCGTATGGAGCATTAGCCATAGTGGAAGATGATCTTATAGCAAAGGTCGCAGATGCATGGAATTATATGTCAGAAATGACTAGATTTGATATACCGACAGATGTTATGATTAAGGCAAAAGATTTATTTATTTCTAAATTGTTAGAAGATGAAAAATAAACGTGATGTTGAAAAAGCCATAAAAATTTTGAATAGTTGAAACTAAGTTATATATTTGCAAACATAAAGGGATAGTGCAGGAGAGCTACTGCATGATAAGGTCTTCTTAACGTCGTTCAGCCTTCCCTTTATTTATATTGAACGACATTATTTATTGATTTTAAAATAAAAAACTATGAACAGCGTTAAAGTTTTAACAAAAGCGGAAGTATTAACGAAAGAGTTTATTCTTTACGGAACAGTAGAAGAACCATTATTTTTGGCAAAGGATGTGGCTGAATGGATTGAATATGATTTATCATCCATTAATAAATTAGTTCAGAATGTAGATGATGAGGAAAAGGTTCGGAGTATTATTCCGACCCTTGGAGGAGAGCAGGAAATGTGGATGTTGACCGAAGATGGCGTATATGAGGTATTAATGCAATCAAGAAAACCTAAAGCAAAACTATTTAAGAAAGAAGTAAAATCTATTTTAAAAAGTATTCGACTAAATGGTGGTTATATTGCCAATCAGGAACAACTTACTCCTGAACAGATTGTAGCTAATGCCTTAATTGTAGCTCAAAATATTATTAATAATCAGAATAGGCAGATTGAAGAGATGTCAGTTAAGATGTCTGAACTTGAAAAGAAGTCTGATTATCTTGATTTGATTCTTGAAAGCAAGGAGACTGTTACCGTAACCCAAATTGCCCAAGATTATGGAATGAGCGCAAAGGCATTTAACAAAATACTGATGAAATTAGGTATTCAACATAAAGTGAACGGACAATGGATTCTTTATGCCAAGTATCTAGGTGAAGGATATGTACACAGTAAAACTGTATCTATTACCCGAAGTAATGGTATGAAAGATACCGTTATGAATACTGAATGGAAACAGAAAGGACGTATTTTCTTATATAATCTTTTAAAGGATAATGGTTATATTCCATTGATAGAACAATGATAGATTTAAAGCAATTTAAAAATAATGCAATCGCAAAAGGTTTGTGTGACAATTACACAAATCTATGGGATGATAATAAAAGCAAAAAGCAATTATTTGAACTTGCTTGCGATGTAAACTCTATAAAGTACATGGCTAAGTCTCTTTCCGAAGGATGGGGGCTTAGTCCTGTTTTTATTAGTGACAAATTCAAAGCTTACATAAATGGTAAATATATATGTGAGTATGAGAATAAAAAAAGAGGTTGCTATACAAGTACAATGCTTTGTAATTATGACAAAGATGAGTTTTATGTAGACACAACATTGCTTTGTATCTTAGAATCTAAAACAACCTTAGATATTAAACCTAATCATATATGCGAGATATACGTTGCTGGAAATACCTATTTGGATATTAAAGTAGGCGAAAACAGCAAGGTATATCTTTTTGTTTATGGAGGAGAACCATTCATAACAGGTGATATAGATAAAGATAAAGTGATAATTAAAAGATATATAGACGAAAAGGAGGTAGCCAATGTCTGATTATAAATGCTATATGCGTAGAGTCGATATTCTCGGTGAGCCGGAAAAAGATTTGGAAGTAGATTTCCCCGGTTTGATTTACAAAGAATTTTCTGGTCTTGATTCTTATGGAAAAATAAAATCTGTATATACCGAAGAATTTGCAGAGACAGATGAACTTCAAGTATATCAGAACTCTACTCCTATTAGAGAAAATACTGATTTGACTTTTACATGCATATTTATAGGAAACGATAGAAGAAAGACATATCACTCATTCGTTGATTTTCTAAGCAAAGGGAAAATACAATATTGGGACAACATTAGAAAACGTAAAGTTACATTTATTTTAATTGAAGCTATTGAACCGTCAGATGACAAATTGTATGGTGGATCTCCATACATTATGGCTTCTTTCAAATTGAAAAATATCAAAGGTCAAACAGATGCATTAGAAATTTAAAAAAAATAATTATGAGAACATTAGAAGAAGTAAAAAAACATGTTTATGAAATCGGCTACACAAATGAAGCTCAATTAAGAATTGCTGGATTTCTTATAGGTGTCGGTGTTAAAGGGGAATATGAAATTATAAGATTTAAAAATGGAGTAAATGAGTTTTCAACTTTCCTACATTGGTTCAATGATTCGCCTAGTGATTATTTTCGAAGGAAAGACGTTTTTGAAGATGAGTTTAAAAATGAAAAGCCCAAATTAAAAGCCAAAGCTTATCAAAATGGAGAATGGGAAGAAGTCAATTTTGATGAAATTATAAAGAGTTTAAAGGATTTCAAGCCTGTAATTTGCGAAAAAGTTCTTTCAGATAGTATGCTTGAAAAAATAATGAAGGAATTAGGCATTGGAGATAATGATAACTCGAAAAAATCTAATAAATATAAAGAAAGAGAATTGTCTATTTTGGACTCTATGGGATTAGATAAAATAAATCCTTTGGCTTTATCAACCGAAGCATTGAAGGCTGTAAACAAGCTTTTACAGAGAAGGAATGATTTAGCACGAGAAATTGATGAAGCAGTGGATTAAAACATATAGTCCATATATTATAATCGGTATCTGTTTTGTATGGATTGTTACCTCTTTTTTAGCTAACAGGAAACCTCATATTGAAACAGTTCATACAACAGATACCTTTTATATTACTAAATGGGACACATTGACAATAGAGAAACCGATATATAAATATAAAAAAGTAATAGATACTTTGATTGTTTATGTCAATGACTCAACCAATGTGAATCTTCCTATTGAGGAGAAATATTATTCCGAGACAGGGAAATATGAAGCTTGGATTTCCGGTGTTAATCCAAGCTTGGATAAAATAAACGTATTCAATAAAACAGAATATAAAACCGTAACGAATACTACAACTAACACTGTTTATAAAGATGCTTGGAAAGGATATATCGGAGCTGATATTACAACATTTGATGGGAATGTAATCCCAAGCGTTAATCTCCTGTTTGTTACTCCTAAAAATATAGCTTTTGGAGGAGGTGTAGGAATTTATAAAAATAGTGCTGTATATAAAATAAATTTCAACTATTTAATATTTAAAAAATAATGAGAACTAAAAGCAGAACAGAAGAATCATTGTTGGAGATGCTAATGTATAGTGGCGTTTCATCTCTTCCTGAACCCAACGATAAAGAACAGGTATGGGCTAGGGCGATTGTTAAGATTTTAAGAAAAAATGGACACATGGACTATGCTCTTGCATATCATGATTTTTTCGCATGGAATGAGGTAAATGTAACAAAAACATTGCCGGGATTAGGTATAGCACATGAACTTGTGGAGATATATCCCTATGAATATTTGAAAGACGAATTTATCCCTGCCGTGGAAAATAAAAAGGATATTATAGATTTCATCTCTTCCAGAACATCTGATGATGAAGAATACCTTAATGGCATGACGAATGATGACCTTAAAAAATATTTCTTCAATGTTTGCATTAAAGAACAAATTAGCAGAAATGAATTTAAGAACAACATGAAAAATTATAAGCGTCAGCCTATAACCTTTGAAGAAGATTTAAAAGAAGAAACAAATAAAGAGGAGGAAAATGAACATGAAGAAATTGGAAATGATGGAGAATCAGAAAGAAGAAGCGGTCAAGAAAACAGACAAACAAATAATAGAGGAAGGAAAAGCAAAGCTGAAAAGTAAGCTTGACGAAAAGATAGCATTACTTAAATCCCAATGCAAGGATGCGCATTTCTTCGACTCTATAATGGACGAAATCATATCTTTAAAAGGACAATATGATGTAGTTCCAACTAGAATCTTTGTACGTGAGGAGGATTTACTCGAAGAGTATGATTATGGGACATTTAAACTTTCTAGGTTTACAACAGGCATTCTTTTTCAAATGACTGGTTATTATATGTTTGTAAAACCGATATGTAGAACTCTATATGGACATTTAGATTTTCTTCTTGAATATAAATCTAAATATGATTCTTTAAGAAAAGAGCAGAAAGATATTTACGATACATTCTTTAATGCAACTATGGATATTCTGTTTACTCCTCCACTTTGCTTTATTGATGATCCTTATTATCTTGATATTGCTACATTTATTTGTAAAAGAAGAAACCAATTATTTGAGGAATTAGGAGATACAAAATTACTTCCTGAAACCGAAGAAGATGATAAATTTATGGAAGAGGTTCAAAGAATGGAAAAACTTAAAGATTCAGTAGATAAATATGTCGAAGAGCATGAAGATGGAAGATGATGCAAGACCACATGGGTTAGAAGCTATTCCGATTGAAATAAATAAGGCAATTAGCGCATTAAATACCCAAGAGGGAGGTTCGCATTACAAAAAACTAGCAATAGAACCTGTTGAGTTTATATATGCAAATGATATACCTTTTATGGAGGGTAATTGCATAAAGTATCTATGTCGGCATAAGAACAAGAATGGGGCAGAAGATATAAAGAAAGTTATTCATTATTGTCAACTAATACTTGAATTAGAATATGGCGAAGAAGGCGATTGGTGTCAAAACAAGCTCGAAGGTTGTACGTGCGCAAAAGGGCAATGCACCTGCAAAGCCTCAATTGAGGTCTAAAGCTCCGGGTTTATTTACCGAGAAGATTGTAATTGCGGTAAATTCCAATAAAAAGTAATATATTATTTTTTAGACAAAAAGTTTGTATATTCATGAAATATATATTATATTTGCAAATAAATAATATATTAAGATTATGGAAACAGAAGTAATTATGGAAAGACCACTTTTTGGTGGTGTTGTTAGACAAAAAAGTAAACTTGAATTTTTAAACGCGAATGATTTGGTATCTGTAGGTAATAAATGGAGAATAATAAACGATCTTCCTCCTTTTAATTTTAACCAATGGAAAACTTCTAATCAGACAAAAGAATTTATATCTTCTCTTGAAAAGGAGTTTGGTTGTGTTATGATTACAACTAGGGGACAAAAAGGTGGCACTTGGGTTCATCCTTTTTTATTTATAGATATGGCATTAGCTATTAATCCTTCATTTAAAGTAGAAGTCTATAAATGGATATATGATTGTCTACTTAAATATAGGAATGATAGTGGAGATTCTTATAAGAAAATGGCAGGTGCACTTTATTTAAATACTACTAAAAAATCGACTTTCTCAAAATCAATGAGTGTAGTATGCAAAATGATTCAGGCAGAAGTAGGAGTTTCTGATTGGCAAAAAGCAACAGAATCACAATTAGCATATAGAGATAAAATACATGAATACATATCATTGATGTGTGGTGTTTTCCATAATAATAACAATGAAGCTATTAGGATAGGTATGTTGAAAGCTAAAGAATGGTATAATGAAAAATATAATGGAAAAAGTAATAGTTAGAACAACTATATTTGGTTTGGCTATCTATATGTTTATTGTATTCTATTTCGCTTGGAATGGGATATTGGTAACATTTGATGGCTATGTGGTATTATTGGATTACTGTTTATACCGATTGGCTTGCGATGAGGGTCGTTATCATTGTAAGTATGCAAGAGCAATACCAATTAACCTCATGTTTACTGATACTATTGCTTGTCTTGATGACACATTCAATATTATGCCAACTGCGGAAATATATCTGTTTATCGTATCAACTACTTGGATTATCAGTATTGCACTTACTGTCTATCTTGGTATTCGCCATTTTAGAAAAGTACGTAGAATTAAAAAACAAAAGGGTAAAATGTAGAATTATTAAATTTATCACATTATATTTTTATTATATGAAAATAAATATTATATTTGCGTATAATTTAAATAATAAGAGTATGAAAACAAATGTGACAATGGAGTCTAAAGATCGAGAGTTATTTGGAGTTACGATTAGGCAAGATACAAAAAATCAGTTCTTGTCTGTAACTGATTTACAAGAAGCTTATACTCGTGCTAGGATTCAAAAAGGATGGAATGAAAAAAGAATAGAAAATATTCTATCCAATATGGAATCGTCAGAGCGAATATATTATATTCTTGAAAAACAGGGCATTATAAAAACAGGATTTCCTGCTTTTATGAAAGAGGTAAAAAACACGTCTCTTGTCAAAGTAATGAAGAAGTACGGTGTATATAAGAATGTTGGTGCAAGAAGTAATAGACATGTTTCATGTAATCCTTATATATGGGTGCTTTTGGCTTTGGAATTGAATCCTGAAATTTATGCTACTGTCGTAATGTGGTTAACGGATAATCTTATTATTAATCGCATTGAAGCTGGTGACAAATATAATGATTTATGTCGGTCAGCGTCTAAATTTAATGATGTTGATTATAGAACTATTGCAAAAGGTTTAAACTATATAGTGTTTAATATCCATGAAACAATGATTAGAAACAAAGCTAACCAAGAGCAATTGAAAGAACTAGACGATTTACAGAAATCTTTAGCTTTTGCGATAGATATGGGTTATATAGCCTCATTCCCTTCTTTAGTTTCTGAAATGAGAAAATTATATTGTAAAAAATGGGGAAAGTAATATATTTCTTTTTCTATAAAAACAATTATATTTGATGAAATATGTTATATTTTTCAAAAAAAATAATATAAAGCTATGGTAACGAAGAATAACAATAAGATTAGTAAACTAAAAGCAGACGCATACGATCTTTTAAAAGAAGAGGTAAGTAAACTTAGTGGATTGAAGAAGATATTGTTTGATACAGTATTTTCACGTCTGTTAGATATACTTTCAGAGGATTGCAGCGAGAATGATGTAGCGCAAGCAATTAATAGTATTGAAAAAGTAAATAGTGAATATGTTCGAGAAGATGATTTTCTTAATTACGATGGCGCAATGCGACTATTGGGTTATTCTTCTAATAGAGTTGGTTTCTCTAATTTGATGAAAAGACACAATATCAAGCAGCAAGTATTTAGGAATCAAAAAGTAGGATTTAAGAAGTCCGAAATCCTAGCCTTAAAGTCAGAGCTAGAAGCGGAACAAAAAGCTAAGAAAGTAAAGGACAAACCTTATAAGCAAAATAAGGCAGTGAATAAGAAACCAAGACTCTCCAATATGGAGAAGATGTATTAAATAAAAGGGAGCAATTAAGCTCCCTTTATTGTCATCCTAACCATTTTAATTCAAAAGCAAAATCACCATCATTAGCAGTTGCATCATCTGATAGCCATACATCAAATCCATTTGTTACCCATTGTTTAAATGTTGCTTTTATTGGAGAGTTACTTCCTCCATCTATAATAGAAAAACCTATTCCCGTCAACATAACGTATGCATTTGTAGCGCTTATATTAAGACTTCTCCATGAAGTAGGAAAGTTAATTCTATAAACACCTTCTCCTATTCGAGTAGCAGCAGGAAAGGAACTTCCATCAAAAGTTTTTATAGCTTTATAAGTAGGGGTATTTCCACCCCACACAACGCCATAGGCAATTAATGAAGGTAAAAGTCCCCAATGACCTTTTATTTTAGAGTAAGACCCCGATGTATCTATTTTTAATCCTGAAAAATCATTCATAACTCCAAAAAATAGATTTTTAATATTAAGCAATGGATTAGGTTGTTTATTTATTGCATAAAAAAGATTGTTTGTAGAAGAACCTAATACAATACCATTAGCAAATAAACTAGCTAAATAAGAATCAATAACAAATTCAACATTTAAAGAACTGATTGAAAAACTAGTGACAGATCTATCTTTTAATATAAGGAATCTAAGAGTATGATAACCTTTTTCTATAGTAGTAGTATTTCTTACAACAAAAGTTCCTGTTCCCGTAACATCTACATTAAATGATGCTATAACACTGCTATTCTGATAGTTGCTATAAGAAGAATCTGAAAAATTATCAAGATATAGAGTTCCTGAAATGTTACCCGAAGCTGAACTTTCTGAATATTGTGAATAATTATAATTAAATTCTACGGAAAGATTCATCAATGTACTAGTATAAAATCCTTCTGTAACAGTCATTTCCGCTCTTGTAACTGTTGCAGCAAAAGAAAATGGGATATTCTTGATAATTATAGTTGGAGGAGTACCACCAAAAAAATCGCTTATATCATTTCTATTAGAACCTTCGATAGAAAGGACATTATTATTACTATCATCAAAAACCTTAATATCTTGACTAACAGGGCTTATTACTATTCTTTTCCCATCTTTGTTCCCAATAATATTTTCGCCAGCTTCGGTAACTTCCCAAACATTATTATTATCTATCTGCAACAAAATAGTCCCTGAAAATTTAGGAGAACCATCTTTAGTCCATGAGAATTTTCCTCTAGCGAAATATCCTGAACCATCAGGATTAATCTCATATACTATATCATTGTTTTCATCAACAGATATTATTTTCCCATTTACGCTGTAAAATCCTCTATCACCGTCAGTACCGGGTAAATTTCCTCCTATACGAACTTTTATAGCATTAGACCAATCTTTAGAATACATATTGGTCATAAGATCTATAGCAGGTTCATCCTCATCTACATGGAGATAAAGGGCAGAATGTCTGTTTTTATATTTATCTTGGTGTGATGCATTCCCAAATTGAACAATTTCATCTCCTGCTTGTGGAGCATTTAATACTTCACCTGTTTCTGCATCTGAATCAAACTCGGTTATAGGAATATTAATATAGTATTGAAAGACACTTCCAACTTGAACCAAATATTGTCTATTGCCTTTTAAACACTGTACAAAATCATATTCTACAATAGAATTTGATTCATCGTCTATTTCCAAGCAATAACATTGCTCTTGGGTGATAGTTTCCTCTCCATCATTCTCCCTATATACGTCTGCTTCAATTGTCGTTACAGCCTTTATTTTAGCGTGACCTTGACTTATTGTTTGCCCTCCCCTAATGGAAGTTATTTGTGATATGATATGTTCAAAGGTCGTGAATGATTTGCGAACAAGAAGCTCATCTATTTCAAGTCTCCAAAGATTACTTTTCTTCCACAATTTCCATCCGTATCCATTGAATCCGGAAAGAAAATCTTCAACCATAACGGCTGCACCGTCTTTTAGTTTTTTACCTGTGTCCCTTATGGAACACAGGAATCCTGAAAATTTACCATTTGATAGAATTGCCATATTACTTTCTAGTTTTGATTATAAACTTCGTCCATGCATAATAATGGCTGTTTTCAAGATAATTATTATCTTTTTCAGCCAATCGAGCTTCTTGTTCAAATGACACCTCACGATATGCAGTATGTTGTTTGTTGCCACCCGAAGCAAATATTCCCATAATTCTTCTTATGCAATATTCTAAACCATACCATAAATAGAATACAATCGGAGAAATAGCAAGATACCATGCAGAATAATTAAATATTAGCATTCCAAGCCACATAAATAATCCTCCTGCTACAGTAAGTTCAATCCACTGTCTGGCATGAGTACATTCATGGTTTATCGTTTCTTGTGTCAACTTCTTGTATACAGTCAATACCCAAGCAAATATTGTTATTGTTGAATAACCATCAAATAAAATAGCTTTAGCTACCTTTGAATCATAAAATACTTTCTTCATTATAGTCAAATTTTAATATCGTTGGATAATTCTTTTCATAATCGTAATTGTCAGCCTCATCTATATCAGTTATAGCATTTACGTTAGCGATATGTCTTTGTGTAACGCTATTACAAGTATCTGCATATATCTCAATATCATCAAGCATATTTAAGATAAAATCAACAGGTAATATATACTCTTTCTGATTATACCAAATACTTGACTTCTTTATGTTTCTACTCTTTTTGATTGCAACAGTATTCATTATAGAGGTTCGTAAATCTTTGCTTAACCAAATACTATCTCCATTAAGTAAGAAAATATTTACATATTCAGATTTATCGTACCTTTGAATATTGTATAATGTATGCTCTTTTACCTCTTCCAAAGTAAATATATGCTCTTGAAGGATAGGATAACCTTTGTCATCCTCTACAATCTCTTTACCATAGCTTTGTCCATCAAGTAATGATTGCCAATATTCGTCTGTTATCTCTACCGAACCTTCTATCGGTTCATCGTAAAATCCTTGTTTCCAATATTTCATGATATTTGTTTTTAAATTATTTCCAACGCCCGATCGCAAACCATGTAAAATTCCAACTCGTCCAAACGATAGCAGGAGTTGAATTTATTCCACGAGTGAGAACTCTACAATATGATGTATATTTACCATTAAAGTCATACCCCGGAGCATATATAAAAGATTCACTTGTATTATTTACTGCTCCTGTGAAATAAATGTTATAACTAGTATTATAGAAACTTTGAGGGAAATAAAGATTAATTGCTCCGTTTGTTGCTCCGGCTCTTGTCCCCCACTGCAACATCAGCCCATTACTAAACTTTTGATAACCGTTTTGAGAGAAATTATGCGCTGAATCCCAATATAAGCCGCTTCCACCACCTCCACCACTACTTCCTATTCCTGCATCCTCAAATGTATTGCTAGAATTTAACCTGTAATATCTATCATTTTTTACATATACTAGCATTCCTTCTTTTCTTCTTGCAGCAGGAATAGCATTCATCTCGCTTACACTATCTACTGTTCTATATCCTCCTACACCATATTTTTCGTCATGAGTAGCATATTCGTCTGAATCAGTATAGGGAACTATTTTAGATGCAACATTTGTACCATTGATTTCTGCCATAAGATTATATTTTGGAGAGAGAGCGATTTTGCCCCCCCCCATTTGTAAATAATTATTTAAATTCTACAGAGAGGACTCCTGTCTGAATATTCGCTAGTCGCATAATTGAGTATGTAGCACTTCCTCCTGATGCATTGGTTACAGTAGCACTTGTAGTAACGACATCTGTATTTTTTAGTCCTCCTACCCAAAATTCGGGAGTTCCTAATGAAGATGGTATTACATAATAGACATACTTTCCGCCCGTACAGTCAAAAGTAGTTGCGCCCATAGCTTTTGAATCAGCCCATGTACTTCCTGCTAATGCAATAACTTGGGAAGAAGTTAGAGAAGCACTAGTTGATGTACCCCAATACTTTTTATATTTAAAAGTATAATTTACAGTTTTGGTAGCATTTTGTGAACCGTAGGTAGCCTTAACTGCAACAGAAGTATTAGATGATATATTTGTTGATGGTGTCCAAGTTTTTTTATCAGAACTTAGCGAACCTGTCACACTTCCTGATGCTGTTACTGTTATTGTCGAACTAGAAGTGACATCTGTTCCTTTTCTAGTTACAATTATACCTATTGCATTTTTATTGCTTGACCCTACTTCAAAAGTTCCTCCGCCACTAGCAGTTAACGATAGAGGGAATGTAGCTAATTCTATCTCTTGCAGGGTCTTGTACATATCTGCTGTCATAACACCTGCTTTTGTAGTTGTAGCGGCAGGTATATCATATCCATCGCCAGTATTAACCTCTCCAATCAAATATACTATATCATTTTGTAATCTAACAAAATTGGCTTCCGGTTGAACAACCAAATCCTTTAATATGCTTGTGTTCCCTAATGAATTAAACAACGACATATTATGGAAAAAATCACGTGCAGCTCGTGTTCCTGTTAGATTAGTACCACTACCAAAATTTGTATAAAGCGTGTTACCATAGTCACCTCGGAAAGCGGTAGAAGAAGTTGTACCTAAAGCCAAAGCGTTTCCGCTACCGATATTAACCATATCCGTACCAGTCCAATAATACGATTTGTTTGCATTTTGGTCAATATAAATCATATCATTACCAATAGGGTCAGATACAGAACCGCTTGTAGCACTTGTTGCAGTAAATATCTTCTTAGTAGTAGTATTATACCATTTTTGCCCGATAGTCATTCCAGAACTAGGGTTAGTTGTAACAAATGCTACTAACTTGTCAACGTTATCATATCCTGCCGGAAGCTGTGACGCTGAAATCTTACCGCTAGCATCAAGACCCGCTACGCCATTAGCCTGATTCTTATTGCCTATACCGTTCTTCCATGTTTCAAGAGTAGTAACCCTTCCTGAAACAGCATTTATACTTCCATCTATCGCAGTTCTTTGTGACTTAACATAAGTTACTACAGCACCCACAGACGGGACTGCATCATGCGCTGTCTCTGTTCCATCAATACCAGTATCTATCTTTGATTTTGGGATAGCCGCATTTGCTATATTATAAGCTTCAACAGCACGGTCTTGTACGCTCTGTATTGCTATTGATATATTTGTAGCGGTTGTATGTAATAGCTTTGTACTAGGAACTCTTGTATCTAATACATTATCGTCAAAAGCTGTATCAATATAGCTTTTAGGAATAGCTGCGTTAGCTGTTGCTAATGCACTATCTGCTTTAGCATTTGCCGAATTTGCTGTAGTTCTTATAGGTGAAATTGCACTGTCTATTGCCTTTGATGAAGCCGGATTGTCACTTGTTGCGTTCCAAACTGTATCAACAGTAATTATTGGTATCCCATTAACTATTCCTGCTAAAGCATTTAAATTATCTGTAATAACTTTATTCTGTACAGGGTTAGTACTAGTTGTACTAAGAGCTGTATCAATATAGCTTTTAGGAATAGCTGCGTTAGCTGTTGCTAATGCACTA